AATCAAAATATAATACACGTATAAATTACTAGTAGTAGCCAGTATATCTGTTGTAGAAAAATGAATGATTATGAGGACACAAACCAAAATAGCCAATAATATACCATATTTTTTGATACATTTAATAAAAAAATCACGGTGATTTGTATCTGTAGTTGAAAGATCTGCTGTTTTTTCACTCAAATAGTCATATATAGGTTTAAAATATTGAATAGTCCTTTGTGAAAGTGTTTGTTGGTTCATTTTTCTGTAATATCTGTTTATATATACAAAGAGATATTATATTGCCGACCGCCGAAGGCGGCCGGAACCGCGAAGCGGTTTAATTAAAGTTATATGATTGAAACAAATCTACGGTTCCCCCTACTTAGATCATATTCTCCCAAGCTGTTTTTTTACGATGACACGATGGGCATAGTGCTTTTAAATTGCCAATATCATTTGTTCCTCCACTCTCCAAAGCTATAGTATGATCTACCTCAAATGTATAATCCAATTGATTTCTGCAACTGGCACATAACCAATTTTGACTTGATGCTACGAATTTTTTCTTTGTTTCGGAAACAGAACGTTTCATTTTGTTTCCTCGTTTTTGCTGTTGTTGTTGTTGCAATTCAGGTTGCATAGGTAAAACCGGATATTTATAATCCATATCAGTTTGTTGGGCATTACCGCTATATTTTGAAGTAAAATCCAAAATTGGATTCAATACATTTGAAGTATTTCGATCCACTGGTAAATATTTAATATATTCATTCGAGGACATTATGATGTTTTTTGCATTTGTCGGGTTTTTCTTGATAAGCCAGTATAAAAACAATGTGCCAAGTGCAACACCTGCCATTTGATAATATTTTTTCCAAGACAATGCCATTTTCAAATATTTACCATCTGTGTATATATTTGCAATTATAAATCCAGAAATCAATAAAAGAATAATCTCAAATCTCATTTATTATATAGAGAGAAAATCGAGAAAAAATCGAGAGAAAATTAAGAATAAATAAAAATAATAAAAATAATAATAAAAACAAAGGCCAAGATAATCAAATCTCGATTTTGTCTGATTTTTTCAAACGAATAAACCGGTTTTGGCTTATATTCGGCAAAATATCTATCTGTGCTTTCTAAAAGAGTTATCTCCTCTTTTCCTAGATAATTATTTATTTTATTATGAATAAAATAGACCCATCGAACAAAGGAATCGCGATTATCTAAATATGGCGATACAGGATATTTATCAATCATTTTTTCAAAATGTACGGATATTTCTGAATCGGGTATAAAAAGTGGGAAATTTTGAATCAAATCGTAATATTTTCGTTTTGTAACTGACGTTGGCACGTTTGGATAAGAATATGCAATTGTATGTAAGAAAAACCAATAATGAGGCCCCCAAACCGTAGGATCAAATTCCATTGTTATAATAGAAACCATATAAAAAATTTCTGCTATTATAATTCAATTTATGTCTCACAGAATAAATGAAAATTTTTGCCAAAATTGTGGAAAACAAGGACACGTTTATCAACAATGTAAAATACCGATTACAAGTTTTGGTATAATTTGTTTCCGTAAAAATACGACAAGTAATACTGTAGAATATTTGATGATACGTCGTAAAGATACTTTAGGATATATTGATTTCTTAAGAGGTAAATACTCACTGTATAACAAATATTATATAATAAATATGCTAAAACAAATGACAACACAAGAAAAAGAATCATTGAAAACAAAGAGTTTTGACACTTTATGGAGAGAATTATGGGGAGAAAATGCGGCTTATAATAAATATAAAAATGAGGAAAACAATTCACGTGAAAAATTCAATCAACTTTCTTCGGGTGTCTATTTATCTACTCTTACAACAGATGGACACGAGAATAGTGAAAGTAGTCGATGGATAAGTCAAAAAGAAACATATACTAATTCATATTCATTAGAGAGTTTGATTGAAGAGACGGAAATTTTCAAACAATGGGAAGAACAAGAATGGGGATTTCCGAAGGGTCGTAGAAATTACCAAGAAAAAGAACTGGATTGTGCTTTACGTGAATTTTCCGAGGAAACTGGTTATATTTCGCAACACTTGAAAAACATAGATAATATTTTACCTTTTGAGGAAATATTTATGGGTTCAAATTACAAATCTTATAAACACAAATATTTTTTAATGTATATAAATTATGAAGATACACTAGTGTCTAATTCATTTGAGAGGACCGAAGTCAGTAAAATAGAATGGAAATCATATGAAGATTGTATGAATTCTATTCGAGACTATAATTTAGAGAAAAAGAAAATTATTACAAATATTAATAAATGCTTATCCAGGTATTTGATTTGCCAAAGTTTTAATGAATAAAGCATTGAAAAATACTCGGGTTTTTACCTACCAATTTATTTATTGATATATGTATATATTAATAAATATTTTCCAAAATATGGAACAACAACCTAATCTTAAAACCAAAAATAAAACTATTAAAAAAAGAAAAATGGTTGTTGTACAAAGTATTGCACCTATTCAAGAACCTTCTCTAACGCTTGCGTCTGATCCACTTGCACCCGCTCCACTTGCACCCGCTCCGCCAATACCAAATACGGCTAAAGAAGGAACCAATGATTACTTACTGCAAAAAGAAAAAATGGAACACGAATCCTATAAACAAAATCCATCAGACGAATACGATTTCCTTTATCCCGATTTAAATGATCCTACTTTTAATATAAAAATAGCACAAAGAAAAGAATTCAATGATACACAATATGATGGAACCAAATATCCGGAGATTGAAGAACGTGCCAATATTTTATGTCATTCGAAATTTGAATTATTACCTCATCAACTTTTTGTCAAGAATTTCCTCTCTTTTCAAACACCTTATAACAGTCTTCTTCTCTTTTATGGCCTAGGAACAGGAAAAAGTTGCGCTGCCATTGGTATCGCCGAAGAAACGCGCAGTTATATGAAACAAGTTGGTTTAGAAAAACGTATTTTGTTTGTAGCTTCTCCCAATGTTCGCGCCAATTTCAAAATGCAATTATTCGATGAACGAAATTTAGAGTCGAGAACCGATACAAATGATAATAAAAATATATGGTCGATTGAATCCTGTGTTGGAAATTCTCTTTTGAGAGAAATCAATCCCACGAATTTAAAAGGTCTCACAAAAGAGGCAGTGAAAACACATATTAATGGAATTATAAATACATATTATGAGTTTATGGGATATGGTAAAATAGCGAATTATATTTCTGATATAATGAATCAGGGCATCAGTCGTGGTATGACCCCAAAAGAGGTTTTACGTGTCCAAATACAAAATATAAAACGAGAATTCAATAATAGACTTATCATTATTGATGAAGTCCATAATATTCGATTGACGGATGATAATAATATTGAAAACAAAAAAACAGCGACTCTATTATTCAAAATTGCACAATATACAGATAATCTTCGGTTTCTCTTTTTATCTGCAACACCAATGTTCAATTCTTATAAAGAAATTATCTGGCTAACCAATTTAATGAATGTGAATGATAAACGTGGTGCAATTGAATTGAAAGATGTTTTTGAAAAAAACGGGGAATTCAAACAAAAAGGCATACGGGAAAATGGAACAATCATTGAGGATGGTAAAGAACTTTTGATGAGAAAACTAACCGGATATATCTCCTATATTCGCGGTGAAAATCCATATGCATTTCCATTTCGGATTTATCCATCTTTATTTGCAAAAGAACATACATTTTTGGAAAATACATATCCGACGATTCAAATGAATGGTGCGGTTATTGATGAACCCTTAAAATATATATCCGTCTATCTTTCACATCTTCAAGAGAATCAAATTACAGCATATCAGTTCATTATAGAGAACCTTCGTAGAAAATCATATAGTTATTATACGAAAAAAGGCGCTAAACGTGAAATGCCTAATTTTGAAAATATGGAATCTTTCGGTTATTCTATTTTACAACAACCTCTTCAATCCCTTAATATTATTTATCCAAATACTGATTTTGATAAAATAGCTTCACAATTATCTGGTTCTCCAGAATCCGCAGATGAAATATATTCTGGTGATCATAAAGAATTAATCGATTCTTTAATCGGAAAAAGAGGTCTAGCCAATATAATGACATCCAAAAAAGTAGAATCGCCAAATCCTATGCGATATAATTTTGAATATAAACCTGAAATATTGAAAAAATATGGCGCCATTTTCAAAAGAGAAAATCTCTATAAATACAGTGCAAAAATTGCCCGTATATGTGATATTATTATGAATTCCACCGGTGTTATTCTTATTTATTCGCAATTCATTGATGGTGGTATTTTACCGATAGCTCTTGCTTTGGAAGAATTGGGTTTCTCCAGATATGGAACACCTGCATATACAAAACCTCTGTTTAAAAACGTAGGAGTTGAACCAATGGATGCTATTCAGTTGAAATCTCGTTCTCAGATAAGCGGCGATTTTCAGCAGGCAAAATATATTATGATTACAGGCGACAAAGATTTCTCACCATCGAATGCAGCTGATGTAAAATATGCTACTAGTGAAGCAAATAAAAACGGTGAGAAAGTAAAAGTCATATTGATCTCGAGAACCGGTTCTGAAGGTATTGATTTTAAAAATATTCGACAAGTCCACGTATTGGAACCGTGGTTCAATATGAATCGTATAGAACAAATTATTGGTCGCGGTGTTAGAAATCTCAGTCATTGCAAATTGGATTTTGAAGAAAGAAATGTCGAAATATATTTACATTCTACTCTTTTGGGTTCTCAAGAAGAATCTGCTGATTTATATTTGTATCGTTTTTCAATGAAAAAGGCAATTGAAATAGGTAAAATAACTAGATTAATGAAACAAATATCGGTGGACTGTATTTTAAATCAGACGCAACAGAATTTTACTGTGGAAGAAATGAACACAAAAATAAATATCAATTTGTCTAGCAAAAACAAAGAATCCGGAGAACAAATAAAAATTCTATATGAAGTCGGTGATCGCCAACATACCGAATTATGTGATTATATGGATTCTTGTCATTATGAATGTTCTCCTTCTTCTTCAGCAAATATTGACCAAAAGAATATTAGTAAAGATACATATAATGAATCATTTGTGAAAATCAATCAGCAAACTATTTTAGAAAAAATTCGGAGCATATTTTTAGAGAAATCGGTCTATACAAGAGATGAATTGATAAGAACTATTAATTTGATAAAACAATATCCAATTGAACAAATTTATTCGGTTCTCACTTATTTGATAAAAAACAAGAATGAATATTTAGTTGATCAATATGGAAGACTCGGTAATTTAATAAACAAAAACAAATTATATTTGTTTCAGCCGGTTGAAATCAATGATGAAACCGTTTCTATTTATGAAAGAACCGCCCCCATTGATTATAAACGTAAATCCTTTTTATTGGAATTACCCAAAACATTAAGAGAACCTGAAAAAATACAAGAATTAGAAGAAGGTTCTCTAAGAATTCGCGAAACAAAGAAATCAGAATATGAAAAAATTATAGGCGAATTCAAGAAAAATATAGAAGAGTTTAATCAAGAAAAGAATAGTGAAGAAAAAGTAAAAGCCAATGAAAGTTGGTATAAAAATTGTGGCCGCGTATTCAAAGAGTTAAACATAAAATATATGATTCCGGAAAATTTTATTTATAAACACGTAGTTGAACATATGCTAGATATATTACCAATTAGCGAAAAATTAATATTATGCGATTATATTTTATCAAATAATAGAGAACCTATTACGGATACCTTAATTGAACCTATTATTCAGCAATATTTTGAAAAACGCGTTTTGAAGAGACGATTAGATGATAGAATTGCCGTGGTTCTCGCAGATGACGTAAAATATAATATGTTTATAAAACCAGAAATAGAAAATGAAACAGTCGAAAAATGGCAAGAAGTAGAACCTGCCGAAAAGGACCTTTTTATTAAGGATTCAGTAGAGGCTTTTTCTCGCGAATTTATTATTGAACGGAAAGATACTAAATTAAATACAATTATTGGATTTATGATTATTTTCAAAGAAAAAATGGTATTCAAAATAAAAGTAATCAATAAAAAGAAGGGAAATAAGGGTTCTTATTGTTTCAATGCGGGAAAAAATGATGTCATTAAATTATTGAATACTCTTTTGGATGATAAAGTATTTACATATAATACGGAGAATACTGAAAATATCAATCAAAATGCCTTATGTTGTTTGTTCGAGGTTCTCGTAAGATATTATACAGAGACTCAAAAAGATGGTAAAATCTATTTTTTAACTCCAGAACAGACAATTATTAATGGTATTCCTGAATATGCCAGATAAAATTGATAATAATATAAGGGATATAAAATCTATCTATTATATTATTATTAGTATTATGGAATCAAAACAAAGAAAACCCAATAGAGAAGATTCGTCTAAAATATTTGGTGTTTATATAAAATCCGTTCTTACTATGAAACTTTTGTTATCCATTACCGAAATAGGTAAAAATTTGAAACAAAATTTAGAAAAGAAAATTATTTCAATGATTGAAGGTCGCTGTATAAAAGAAGGTTTTATTAAACCAAAATCAGTAAGAATTATCAATTATTCCAGTGGAAATGTGGATTCGGAAAATATTGAATTTCATACTTCTTTTGAATGTTTTATCAGTCATCCAGTAGAAGGAATGATTATTGAATGCACTACAAAAAATATTACAAAAGCGGGTATTCACGCGGAAAAAGTGGATGAAGATGGTGTTGTTCCTCTTACTATTTTCGTTTCACGCGATCATAATTATAATAACCAATTTTTCAATACAATTAAAGAAAATATGACAATCAAAATAAAAGTCATTGGTATTCGTTATGAATTGAATGACCCCTATATTTGCGTCATTGGCAAATTAGCATATGATAATGTTGTTGCAAAATCCAAACGTAAATTATCTATTTTGGGTGCTTCTACAGAAGATGAAGGAGAGGATTATGAAGAACTATAAGAAGTATAAAAAATAGTTTGAGAGAAAAATGATATAAAATATTTTGATAATAGTTTATATAATTATGAATATAAATTTAGAGATATTAAAATCAAAAATAGAAAATTTGGATAAAAATCATCATATTGAAATTTTGAAAATATTAAAGAAAAAATCCCAGATCAAATTGAATGAAAACCGAAATGGCGTTTTTATTAATTTGACCTATTTACCAAATGATGTTCTTATGGAAATTATAGAATATATGAATTATGTGTCTGATCAGGAAATTTTATTGAATCCTATTGAAAAACAAAAGGAGAGTTATAAAAACTCTTTTTTTTGATAAAAACAAAAATAAAGGAATTAAAGACGAGCCGTTATTATACTGTAGTGAATAAAAATGTCATCCTCTTATCTAAATCAAATTTTTTATGATTATAATAAATTTGATACTAAAGAATCAATTCTATTATTAGAACCCTATATGTATACAGAAACAAATATTCCTATTATGGAACCAATTCCGAAGACAATAATTCCCAAAAAAAATACTGAAAAAATAGTAAATGAAAACAAGGCAAAAAACCCAAAAAAACCAGAAGAAATTTCAGACCCATCTTTTTTTTGGTGTCTCTATATTATTCATTTTGGATATGATGCATATATGAAAATAGGAAAAAAATATAAAAACGTTGAACTGGAAGAAAGAGGCAAAATGATTGAATTTATAAAACAAAATCCACATAAAATCAAAGATTCCAATATAAAAATCACAAAAATCAAAACGCAAGAAATCCTCTCTGATTTATTATCGGGTCAGTTTATTTCTATTTTTTCTTATCCAATTATTTGTCTTTACTATAATATTTCTGTCTACATAGTCATTAATAAAACATATTTATATTTTGGCGTATCTGATTCTGAAGCAAAAGTGGTCATTCTTCATTATAAACCTTCATTAAAAGGAGGAAAATCTGGAATATTTGTTATTGATTCAGATGCAACTACCGAAAAAATCAATAAAATAAAAGAAGATTTTGTTTGTCTTGAGAGCCACGAGAAACCCCTTAAAGGTATATCAAATTACAAAGTGGATGATTTGGAAAATATTGCAAAAAAATTGGGGGTTTTTGATGAGACGAAGAAAACAAAGAAAGATGAATTATATAATCAAATCTGTAATTTTATAAAGACACCGTTTTTTACACCTTCGCACTTGAAAAGTGCGTGGTAACTGTTGCCTTTGCCAGTCAAATCCGCCGACAAAGTCGGCGTTTTAGATGTGCAAATGTATAACTAATATATCAATTTTTTGGTAAAATTGATATGAAAAATAAAATATGAAATAACTATATATTATATCACAATAAATGGAATCAAAACAAATGGAATTAAAAAGAATAGAGTCAAACCAAATAGAATCAAAAACAAATAATGAACCCAAAGTAGAAGAGGCCAAAATAAAACAAGATTTCAAAAGAATGGTGGAATTCTATTTAGCAAGTAATCCTACTATTCCAAAAGACAGAAAAACAAGTGAATTAGAAATCCGGTTTGGCACTAATCAAAAAAATCCTATTTCAAAGATAAACTACGATGATACAGTAAAACATCTTTATTCGAACGGGTTCTCTGTAGAAAATCCGAAAGGAACAAATATGTTGCGTATTTATCCAGAAGAAATTGATACACGAACCGGAGAAACCATTATTTCTGAAACTCGTATTCGTGCTGAAATTGTTGGTCTAGATTTAATTCAAGAATATTGTAATACAAACAGTATTCAAAAATTATTAGATATTCCTTCAACCTTATCAAACAAGATAAAATTCACTAGTAAAGTTTTACCAAAATATTCAAATGATAAACCCGTTTTTCCAGTCATTATGAACGATTTTCAAATGCGCGTTTCTCATCAATTAGAACAAGATTTTGACGCAAATTCCAATATTGCGCGTAATATTATAGCAAAATGGTCCGATTCGAAAAAGACATTTCGGTATATAAATCGCGTTCGTTTTCAACACTCAGAATACCCCATATTTGCAGATATTAGTATTTTGAAATCGTCGAAAAAATACAAAGGACGTAATAATACGATTCCTGAATATACCGTTCAAGAAGCAGGTGTTTTTCAAAACAGCGAAACCTATGAAATCGAATTAGAAATTGATAATATGCGTGTGGGTCCAGGAACTCATTATAATACTGCCGATAAATTATTAGATGCGATTCGTAAATGTATCCGTATTATATTAAGTGCATTACAAGGAACAAATTATCCTATTTCATATAAAGAACAAAATGATGTTTTACAGGAATATATGAAATTAGTTCACGGAGAAAAATATCAGCCTCGTTTTGTAAAAACAGCGGATTTTATTGGACCTTCTTCTTATACTCTTCAAATAGATAATATAGTAGCAAATTCAACAAAATCGAATATTTCAAACATTCGTCATAATTATACAGTAACAGATAAAGCCGATGGCGATCGAAAATTATTATATGTTGGAGATAATGGGAGAATTTATTTGATCAATACAAATATGAATGTTCAATTTTCCGGTACTGCGACTCAAGAAAAAATCCTTTGTAATACACTTATTGATGGAGAACATATTAAATATGATAAAACTGGAAAATATATAAATTTATACGCTGCATTTGATTTATATTACATAAATAAAAAAAGTGTTCGCGAATTCGCATTTTCAAAAAGTATAGGCGAAGAACAATCGGATACATTGGAAAATAATTATCGTCTTTTCTTGTTGAAAAAGATTCTTTCTTCTGGAGAAAAATCTCTAAAACCAAAATCAGTTCTTCCCAACACAGATAAAAATACCGGAACTCATTGCCCAGATTTTCTCATCAAATGCAAAGAATTTTATAACGATACGGAAGAAACGACTATATTTGACGCTTGTTCCTTCTTACTAGCAAAAATACGCGACGGATTATTTGAGTATAATACAGATGGACTTATATTTACACCTGCAAATACTGGAGTAGGAAGTAATGAAATAGGCATAGCTGGACCTTTATTCAAAATTTCTTGGGATAAATCATTTAAATGGAAACCACCTGAATTCAATACAATTGATTTCCTGGTTTCTTCGAAAAAAGATAAAGCAGGAAAAGAAGAAGTCCATACTGTTTTTCAAGATGGAACCAATGTGTCAGAAGTGCAAGATATTATTCAATATAAAACGCTAGTTTTGAGATGTGGGTTTGATAAAACACGTGATATTTTTATTAATCCATTCCAAAGTCTCATCGATAATACTTTACCGACAACGGATTTTATACCCAATGATGAAAAATATCAGCCAGTAGAATTTAAACCGACCGATCCATATGACCCGAATGCTTGTTATTGTAATATTCTTTTACAAAAAGACGGAAGTCGTAATATAATGCGAACGGAAGAAGGCGAATATTTTGAGGAAGATATGATTGTAGAGTTCAAATATGATATGACAAAAACTGGATTTTGGAGATGGATTCCTTTACGCGTTAGATACGATAAAACAGCTGAATTGAAATCTGGTAAGAAAAATTATGGAAATGCGTATGGAGTTGCCAATAATAATTGGCATTCAATTCATCATCCTATTACAGAGGATATGTTATCGAGTGGTCTAAACATTCCTGAATTTGTAGAAGATGACGTGTATTATAATCCATCCGGTGAAAAAACGAATACACGTTCTTTACGTGATTTCCATAATCGATATGTAAAATCAAAATTGATTAGTGGAGTAGCCAAATCACAACGCGGAATTAGTCTTATTGATTATGCGGTTGGTAAAGCAGGCGATCTACAAAAATGGCTAAGAAACAATATTTCTTTCGTTTTTGGCGTGGATATTTCCAGAGATAATATACATAATACATTAGATGGTGCTTGCGCAAGATATTTAAAAGAGTTGAAAAAACACAAAGGCGCGGATACTACAAAAGCCCTTTTTGTCAACGGAAATAGTGGAATGAATATTAGAACAGGTGAGGCATTTACAACAGATAAGGATAAACAAATTACCAAAGCCATATTTGGTGTAGGACCCAAAGACAGAAAAATATTAGGCGAAGGAGTCTATAGACAATATGGAGTAGTGGAACAAGGATTTCATATAAGTTCTGTGCAATTTGCTCTTCACTATTTCTTTGAGAATAATACGACATTTCATAATTTTCTGAGAAATGTGTCAGAATGCACAAGAATAGGTGGATATTTTATTGGAACTTGCTATGATGGTAAAAGTGTCTTCAAAATGCTAAAAAATAAGAACTACGGTGAAAGCACATCTATAATGAAAAATGACGTGAAAATTTTCGAAATTACAAAACAATACAGCGAAACTGGATTTCCCGATGATGAATTGTGTCTTGGATATTCTATTGATGTGTTTCAAGAATCGATCAATAAAACCTTTCGTGAGTATTTGGTTAATTTTGATTTCTTGATTCGTATAATGGAAAATTATGGATTTGTTCTCATTCAAAAAGAAGAAGCACAAAAGATGAATCTACCAAATAGTAGTGGATTATTTAGTGAATTATTTTCAATGATGGAAAATGAAATCCGGCGGTTTCCTAATTTGAAAGCAGATTATGGCGATTCACTCTATATGAGTAGTGAAGAACGCACTATCTCCTTTTTGAATCGATATTTTGTATTTCAGAAAATCCGTGATGTTAGAAATAGTGAAAAAGTAGCAAAACTTTCTTTACAAGAAGAAAAGGAAGAGAGAGAAAATATAGAAGATATTGAAGAAGAATATGAAGTTATGAAATTCGATAGAAAAATACCAGAAAAAAAGGAACCTCCAAAAAAATCGCTAAAGGTTCGTAAATTGAAAAAGGAGAAATATACATTGGAAAATTATTCGCCCATTATTGAAACACCCGAGAAAGAATCAGAAGAAATTGCTAACCCTGAAGAAGAATCCAATAAACCAAAGATAATTATCGGAAAACCCGTTGTTTTAAAAATTAAAAAAATGAAAAAGATAACAGAAAATAATGTTTAACAAAATCAAATAGTAAAGAATATAAAAATTTGGTTTGAATCATTTATAGCATATCAAAAATATTAATGATTTATTTTTTATTACCAAATACATTTGCTTTTTCTTATAAAAATATAGAATATCAAGAAACAGAAGAACCTATTTTACCTGTTATTTCAAATTCACTTTCCACTTATTTATACGAAATCAAAGAAAAAATAAATCAATATGAAACCCATTGGGATATTTATAAAAAATATACAAATCCGTATGAGTATATACATACTACTATTCCATCAAAGAAAAAACCATTATCTAAATACAAACCTCTATCGCGTTCTTATTTTAAAATGATTGAAATTTTGACTTTATTCAAATTCAAATTTACTGAGAATAATATTCAAACATTTCATTTAGCAGAAGGACCAGGTGGATTTATAGAGGCAATTTTAAATATGCGAAATAATCCAAATGATCGATATATAGGTATGACATTGTTAGAGGATAAACACGATAAAAACATACCTACTTGGAAGAGAACCCATCCTTTTTTGAAAGAAAATAAAAATGTCTTTATTGAAAATGGTGCGGATAATACTGGAAATATACTTTCTTTGGAAAATTTCGTTTATTGTAAAGAAAAATATGGTTCTTCTATGCATTTTATTACAGCAGATGGCGGATTTGATTTTTCGATTGATTTTAATAACCAGGAAATAACCATCGCAAAATTATTATTTGCTCAAGTATGTTTTGCTTTATGTATGCAGGCAAAAAATGGGACATTTGTTTTGAAAATTTTCGACTGTTTTATGCAACATACTGTAGATATTTTATATGTATTGTCGTCATTTTATAAAAAAGTATATATTACCAAACCACAGACAAGTCGATATGCGAATTCAGAGAAATATATTGTATGTTCTCAATTCTTGTTCTCTTCTTCTTCGGATTTTTACCCTTTTTTATCAAAAGCATTTGGTGAAATGGTTAATTCGGATAATGTATCTGTTTTCCGTTTTTTTAAAAATCCAATTCCATTATATTTTTCGTTAAAAGTAGAAGAATATAATAGTATTTTCGGACAACAACAAATTGATAATATTTATTATACAATTTCATTGATTGAAATGAAAAACAAAACGGATAAAATTGACACTTTGATTAAAAACAATATCCAAAAATCTATTAATTGGTGTTCAAAACACCAAATAGAAACACATTTTTAACCTATACGTATTTCAACTGGTGTTTTTTGTGTTTCTGGAGTTTCTGGTGTTTTTTGTGTTTTTGGAGTAATTATTTTATGCTGTTTTTTAAGTATTTCTTTATCAAGACTATTATTATACACGGATAACGGGGTTGAATAATATGTCGGTCTTTTTTCTTCATATTCCTCTCCAAATATTTCTTTATTCAAACTTGTTTCTCTTTCTAATATTACATTTTTTCTCTTTTTAATCTTTTCTTCTTGTGCTAAATTATCTAAATAAAAATCTACTTGCTTTTTTAATAATAATAAATCTTTATCATTTTTTAATATAGATAGTAATTCATTATTCAAATCAATTTTTGTTTTGTATTGAATTGCCATAGCAAATTCTTCTATTATACCTTTTTTTATTTCATATATTTTTACTGCATTATCTTTTTTACCTTCTATTTCAGTAATCATATCTTCTATTTTTTTACTTTTTTCGTTTAATTCTTCTTGTAAAATCCTTAATTTTGTTGATTCTTTAGAAATAGAGTCTGCAAACTTTTTTAATTTTTCACTTTCTTTTAAATGAACTTTATTTTTTTCTTTTTCTATATTTTTATTTATATTATCCAAAAAATTTTTCATTTGTTCTTTTAAAAATTTTTCGTTGATTACTTTGTTTTCATTAATTACTGGTTTTTCATACATTTCTGAGTTTTTTCTAAATTTGTTTCGTAAATAATTGAAAATTCCACCTTTTTGTGTTTTTCTCTTTTGCTTATATTTTCTTTTCAATGTTTTTGGCATATATTATATATACAGATTAAATTTCGTGTTTGATTGTAGTTGGGACACACGATTTATACGCGCCAGTATAAGCATCAAATCTAGGTGTGCATTTCAATGGATATCCTATAGCTGTTTTTAAAGTATAAGCTGCATCCGTCGGTGCAACTCCATAAGCCAATTCATTTGCAACTTGTGCTCCATACGCACTACGATAAGTTGCAGCTACAGTAGTAATTGTATCATATTTTAATCTGGCTATACGAGTGCTCGAAGAAACCCCTCCTTGTTGTGCATATTGACTATTGTTTGGTTTATAAAAAACAGGAACATACACTGGTTGTAATCCTGCAGGATTGATTGTGGATTCAGATAATTGGGGTGATGGAGTCGTAGAAGTTCCACTAGTTGATGGATAATTTGCAGGTGTAAATCCAATAGCGGATTGAATATTTGTAGCTGGAACCACAATTTGTGGAAAATATTGTGTTGGTGTCCAAGAGCCTCCTTTATTATAAGGGGGGGTGCTTGGATAAATAAAAGATTGTATTTCAACTGTATTTAAATTCGTATTATAGGCAAAATTCAATAGGTATAAAATGGTTCCGTTGTTTGTATTGGTATAAAAATGCGTTTTTTTATACATTGCCAATTGGAATGTGGCATTAAAGTCATCCAAACTATAAGCACCATTTGGTATTGTGACAGTATTACTTGAACCATCTACCCAAATATAATTGAATTGACTGTTACCTAGACTACTCGATATAATATATTTTTCGCAATGATTGATACCTTGTGCAGAATATACATTGGAAACAGATAAATTATCACCTGGAATAGTACGAGCATTTCCTTGTCGAATATAATTATATTGATTCTGGTCAAAGGTTAGATTACGACTTACTAAATATTGTGAATTTGAAGTTGAATAACTATCATTATTTCTCGCAGGATTATATTTTTTAGTAATCATACCTGCACTTCTGACACGGCGTTTTGCATTGAATTCTTGTGATATATATATATTGGGTGCAAGTGTCGAAGAAGATTTACAATCCGCTACTTGATTACACGTATTACATATTTCTCCCATATCATAAATATTCGTAGTAATATTGGCATCTTTTGGATCTAAATAATTGACTACTCCATTATTACTACAATCTGGTAATGTTTGTGAAATAAAATACCCATTTGGACTATTTAATTCATCAATACGAATAGATGTTCTTGGATTTCCACGTTCTTGTATATTTCCAGAATTATCCAAAGTAAATATTTCACGACGATACAATTTAACGGGACCGGCGCGATAAATACCAGTATTTTTTGGATTTGAATTTGTATTCAGATTTTTTTGCATAATAGAAGTAATTTGATTCAATGTTTTTCCTTTCCAAGGAAAATATTGAGGTGCATTGAAATGTAAACTGTTGTAATATATTTCTGCTACTGACATTATATTATATATATAATATAATATAATTTTATGAAAACAAAATAAATACAAAATAGTTAGTTTTCCTAATACTAATGAATTTTATATTTAAAATAAATGATTTTTGTTTGGAAAATATTCATTTTTTAGAAACTAAAAAAAATATAATTATGGATGGTAATTTTACAAAAATCGGTTATTCAGATGATTGTATATCATTAAATGGAATATATATTTACTTTCCCATTGAAAAATGCGAAAGTGTTAAAACAGAAAAAATGATGAATAAAAATATGATTTATTTTGATCCAAATTTACCATCCAATAAACAATTAATTAAAAAGATAACAAAAATTGAAAAAAATATTTTAGACTACTTTTTGTTTATAAATATGAATAATGAAAATCATAATTATGAAAAGATGTTTTCTGGATTGCGTAATTACGATTCTTCTATTCTATACCGCCGAAGTTTCGAGACCACACCCCGAATGGATACTTTTTTGCCTCTTGAAAAAACAAACAATACATCATTTGAAATATTCAATGGTCTAAATAAGCCGAATCCTTTGGCACAAAATACTGACATAGATATTGCATATGAGAAAGAAATAAATAAAGAAATAAATAAAATTATTATTCGTAAAAAAATAACAGAAATGAAACAAGTAATCAATAAATTAGAAACACAATTACAGAATGGATATATTAAATTATTTAAAAAAAATTATATGGCAACAAATGAAACCCATCATTTTATATTGAAAATTTCAGGGGTTTGGGAAAATAATTTTCAAATTGGTATTACATATAAATTTATGGAAATTTCAGGAGAACCAAACATTTTCTGAATAAAATGTCCCCATCTTTTTTGAATTCTTGAACCAACGGTAGCTTTGCTTCAACTAACGGTAGCTTTGCTTCAACCAACGGTAGCTTTGCTTCAACCAACGGTAGCTTTGCTTCAACCAACTAAAAAACCATTTTCATCGATGAATATCTAGCATTTTTTCGTTTGATTTCATTTGTTTTAAATGGCGCTGGTCCTTTTCTTAAATCGTGTGTCGTATTTTCTGTTTGGTTTTGTGCAAAAGGTGTAGTGAAATTGGTAATATTTACAAAACCAGTAGATGAATCTACATTATATTGTATATCTCTAATAGAATAAATGCCCTCACTCGTTTCTTTTATATATCTATCAAATTCTTTACGATTCACACTACGAACTAGACCATCTTTGTTTTGAAGAATATTTTTATCCATTAATGGGTAAAACTGACTACGGTCAATTCTAAATCCAGCATTTTTAACGCGCATATTCAATAAATTATCTTCATATCCCCACGCCCAAAAATTAGGAAATCCATTTATTTTTTCAAAATCAGCGGCATTCATAGAAACAATACCGCCCAATGCATAATCAAACCCATAAAAATGTTTGACATTTCCAGGATATGTTTCATAATTCAGAAAATTTTTGGTATATGGCATTGTATCTATATCGTTAAATACAAGTGTCATTTTTGTATAATCATTTGGATATTTATACTTTGTAATAAGAAACCCCAGATTTTTTAATGCACCTCGATTGAATTCCCGATTATCACATTGATGTATATAGAAAATTCGATAATCCGCTGGTTGATAATCTTCCAAAATATACTGCATATGCCTTTTGAAAAATTGATATTGTTGTTCTCTATCACGATAAGGAACTATGAAAATCAATCGAGGAATTTTTTCTTCTAAATTTGTTTCTTCTATTTCTATTTTAATATTTTCTTCAGGTTGATCCATAAAAAATAATTATATATCTATCCAATTATTTTTTATTTTTTATACGAACAAATCATTTATTGTTTGTCTGATTGTTCTCTTGTTGTTGCACCACCTCTTATCCATCCATTTAATGCTGATTCTTCGACCGTAAAAGATGAATCTTTTACACGTGTCTCCATATTTTTATCAACTGGATAAAGAGAATAATTCATAAAAGATTGTTCCATAATGGTTGAAACGCTCTTCATACCACTAACACTATCTCCTTGTTGTAAAACCGATTCAATCGTTGGATCACAAGAACCTCTTCCTAAATAAGGAACAGTAGCAAAAGGTCGCGCAAAAAGCTGTAATTTTTCAAATGCTCTTTCTTGGTCTGGTTTCAATAAAAGAATAGATTCATAATCTACAGCAGAGCTGTTCAAACCATTTCCATTTGCAATTCCACTAAATGAAACGGTTGGTTGACTGGTAGCAAATTTTACATACGAGTCTTGTGTTGAACTTCCATAAAAATTAGATAATGAATAATCTAAATATCGATTATTTGATAAATTACGTTGTGTTTTATCGGTGGCATCATCGCTTATACGTCCCAAATTATTAAATGCATAATTATGAATCATATTTATATTATTATACTATAATATAAATATATAGAAAAATATTTATTCCTCTCCAATTGTATATCTCGATAAATTTCTTGCACACGCAAATAAATTTCCTTCTTTACAAGATACCATACTACCATAGCAAAATTCGGAAAAAGCTTCTTGATCATTAGGTATAGTTGTAGCAGGATTTGAATTAAATTGTCTTAAAGATTGTTCAAAATCTAATTCATCGCCTAAACCTTTGAATAATTTATCGGAAATATTTGGTTGTTCGGGATTTGCTTCGTTCACTAATTTTTTTGCCTCTTTTAAAATATCACGGTTGATATTATCATTATATGAAGGGGGTGCCGGTTTTTTGAATGGATTATAGTCATAATCAGTTATCAATACATTACTAAATGGATTGGATGAATTTGGGGGTTGAAACACATCTGTAGATGGTTGGATCCCATTTTGCACGATTGCTGTCATTGCCGGATTCTTATATCGTTCTAAATAATCAAACCCTTCACTTTCTTTTTCTTTTTTAAAATAAATATAATAATAAATAAAAATAGCGGATAGAGTGATAATTCCGGCAATTAATATACGTATATGTTTTAAAAACAAAAATCCAATTATTGTTATGAAGATGATCAATCTACTAATTGCATTCAATTTTTGTTGAAAAGTCATATCATTAGAAGGATAAAACTCTAAAACATACTTTTGATTAAATAAAATGTTTGGGTTCTCACTCCAAAATGGGATTTCATTTGAATCATTCTTTTTATTTGCCATTTTTATATTGAATAGTTCATAATCTCCTTGATTATTTGTTTTATCTTTATAAATCGACATTATATATATTTACTATGGAGATTTTTGAAGAGAAACCTAATCGAGAAAACATTTTTATTTGGGTTTTTGTTTTTCGATTTTTTCGATTTTTCGGTTTTATTTGGTGTTTTTTTTGATTATTTTGTTTCTAAATCGGGAAACCGTAGGATTCCCGAACCCTTCCCTTAATATAATTTTCTGTTAAGTTTTATTATTATTCTTTGTAATTAAATTTTAATTAAAACCCTTCCCTTAATACAATTTTCTGCTAAGTTTTATCATTATTCTTTGTAATTAACTTTCAATTTAAGGGAAGGGTTCGGGAAACCGTAGGTTTCCTGACTAAGACGCATTTTTTATCAATTTCAAATGTCTCGCATTTTTCAGTCTCCGGAACAATACGTATAATTGTTTTTGATTTTTCTCCATAAATCGGTTCTGTGCAACCGTTTTCCAAGTTTTTTCGTGTTTTCTGTTTGTTTGTTCTACATCTCGAGCGAAAATGCTCATATCTTTCTCGAACATCATCATAGGATAAATGTGATTTTTTACATAACATTTTATTAATCAATTCGTGTAAATTATAAATATATCTTGAAAATGTTTCTCGGTTCTCCATATCTTTCATTGTTAAAGGTAATTTTTTAAAATTTTGAACTAAATTTTTTCTGCATTTTCCACAAGGTAATACATATTTCAAGGATAATATAAAATCACGATAATGTTTCTTATCTGCATCTGTAGGATTTACCGGATAATTAAAACTCATTATATGGAGAACTGTCCAAAAATTTACACCCCATATTTTTGTTAAAAATCCGTCATTACTATTATAATCCTTTTCTGTAAAAACGGACGATTTTTTTATTTTTTGAGTTTTATTTTTTCGTGTTTTGATTGACATCTCTATCGTTTATAATATAATGATAAAAAAATTGATACATATAAAAACACTTATTCATTTAGCAAAACTCGTATTCTATCATTCATACTTTTTATCTTAATATAATATAAAATGGCAAATATTATTGACGTTATCGGTAAATATTTTAGACCGTATAAACGAATTTTTTTGATTTTATTCTTACTTGTTCTTTTTATTCTTATTGGCGTTTATTGCTATAATTATTTTTATATTCCAAAAAAACAAAACGCAATATTTAGTGATGTAGCAAACGCAAATACTGCTAAAAAACCAATGGAAATATATTTTTTCTATGCAACTTGGTGTCCTCATTGTAAATCCGCTTTTCCTGAATGGAAAAAATTCGAAGAAGAATATGACGGAAAAGATGTCGGACTTTATAAAATCAAATGTATTAAAATTGATTGCACAAATGATCAAGCCAATGAAAATGAATCGGGAATGAAAGCATCAAAAATTACGCAACTTATTAATGATTTTAAAGTAGATTCTTATCCTACAATCAAAATGATGAAAGATAATACAAATATTGATTTTGATGCTAAAGTGTCAAAATATAATTTAGAACAATTTGTCCATAGTGTTACTAGTTCATAGATTCTTCCCATTTTTTTACTCCTATATTTATTAAGTTCAGACGTTCTTCTTTAGAAGAAGCGGCATTAAAAATATCTAATAAAATATTTCCAGAATTCAAAATTTTTATTTCATTTTTTATTTTATGTGATTTATTTTTTTTTACTATTTTTTTCAACAAAATTTTTTGTATTATAAAAATCATATAATCAAATAAATTGGATTTCTCATCTATTTTATTCAATAATTTGAAATCTATACTTATTCCGAAAATATATTCATCTGATAAATATTTATCCAAACTATTTTGAATTGGATAATTATTATAAATTCCTCCATCAATATAACATTTATCTTCTATTTGTAGGGGTGAAAATAATATAGGTAAACAACAAGAAGCATACACTGCATCTAATAATTTCCATTCTGGATGGGTATGATGCGAAATATCAATATATTCGGTTTCCAAATTATTTATTTCTGTTGTATAAAAATGAAATTCTATTTTTGTTTTTTCATAATAATCCGCCATTGTTATATCTAATGGAATATCTTTTCCATTAAATAGAGGTGTAAATATTTCTTGAATCGTATTGATGTCATAAATACCTTTTTTATGAATTGCACTAATTAAATATACCATATCAAATTTGAAAATTTGTTGCCAAGGTCGATTTATAATATAATCATCCAATATCTCCCAATCGTAATTTAGTGAAATCATTACTCCAATTATAGTTCCAACGGATGTTCCATAGATTGTTTCTATATTTTTCAAATCCCAAAATCCAGATTTATTACTTTCTCTCAAAGTTCCATACATAGAGAACCCGACGGGTCCTCCTCCAGATAAAACAATTGATTTTATGTTTGATATATTTATTGATTCTTCTTCTGTTATTGTTGTCATAAATAGTTGAATATATACATTTTTAACTATTTATGTCTATTTTTTGGTATGTATTTTTCGTAGAACATTTTTTATTATTCTATATTATAATACCACGTAATATGTCTTATTTATTATTTACAAACGATGAAGAAGCTCAGAAAAAAATTAATATTGATGAATTATACGATAAAAATAAACAACGCGACTTGAAACAAGTGTCTATTTTCAATAAAATTTTGAATCGAATACATAAACGTATTACTTATACTTCTCGAAACAAAAGAAATGATAAACATATTTGGTTTACTATTCCAGAATATATTTTTGGAGAACCTTTATATGATCAGGGAGATTGTATAGCTTATATAATTTCAAAATTAGAAGATAATGGTTTTCATATTCGATATTTACACCCGAATTCTCTTTTTATTAGTTGGTTGAATTGGGTTCCTAGTTATGTTCGTAATGAATTGAAAAAGAAACGAGGTATTATTGTCGATGAGAAAGGTAATATTGTAGACAAAGTTGATGAAGAAACGAAAAGGGATGATAATCCGAATTCTCAAATGTTTAATGATAAAAATAATACTGTCGCGCAAAAACAACAAAAACAATATAATAATATTGATCAATATAAACCTACTGGAAAATTGATATATAATACGGATTTATTTGAAAAATTAGAGAAAAAGGTTTCATTCAATTTTTAGGTTTCAGATTTTTTGATTTTCTGTTTGTTTTTCTATTTTTTTTAACGGTTTTTTTGTGTTTTTTCTGTGTTTTTTTGGCTTTTCCGCCTTCCATTTTTATCGATTGATACATTAAATCATTTACTATATTTTTAAATATATTATCAGCAAATAATGCCGGACTCAAATTAACAGAATTCTCATCAGAACGTGCTGCATTCATACTATTCTCAATTGCGTTTATAAAAGCCTCTTCTATTGCGGGCGAAACTTTTATTCTATTTTCTCCTAGTTCTCTATTATATGTGCAAGTAGAATTCAATACCATTAATAAAATTTGTTTGATTATATCATCATTATGATTGTTGATCAAATCTTTGAAATTTAAATTTATAAATTCTACCATTTTTGGTATTAAAACTTCTTGTATTTTTCTTTCACCTTCTTTGGTTCTCAAACTTTGTTTTATTCCTGGTAATATTGCTTCATTTAATACTTTCTGATTTGTTAATAAGCCAACGTAATGTGGTCTTAAATATATTGCGAATAATGCGAATATTTTTTCTCTTTCTTCTTTTGTTAATGGCAGTGGTTCTGTTCCTCCTAGTTGTTTGGGTTTAATATGTTTCACTAAAGTCAAATCACTACATAATTTTTTCTTGAAAATTTCTAAAATAGCCTTTCCATTTTCTTTACCAGATAATGTTTCTTGAATTGTTTCTGTTAAAATATCTTTGAACAATTTTTCATTGTTTTTTAATAGAGAACCTACGAATTTTTTTAGTATATATTCATCCGCTTTAGCAAAATTGATGCCCTCATTGATAATATAATTTACTAACACATTATTGATTTCTTTGAAATTTTTTTGTTCATTTTCCATCAATAAATTTTTCAGATCATCTCCTATGATATCATAAAATTTGGGTCCAGCTGGTCCTCCATATCTGTTTGGTTTTATACCTAAATTTGTATTGTCTAAATCTCTTTTTAATAAATCAACTAATTTTTCTCCAGAAGCTATACTTGCTGCCATTGTATCTACGTTATTATTTGATTGTGGTGTAACTATTTGTTTCGCCGAATCAGCTGCTGATTTTAAAGAACCTAATGCTTGTTGTGGATTAAAACTGGCTGGTAATCCTTTTGTAAAATTTCCCAATGAACTTTGTGATAATCCTTTTGTCAAATCTCCTAATGGAATACTTTCTCCATTTGTTGCGGAATTATCTAAATGGTTTTGTGCCATATTTGATAATGAGCTAATTTCTCCTTGATGTTTTTCTGCAAGTTCTGAGCCTTTTTCTGCTAATTCCGTACCTTTTTTTACTGCTGAACTAATGTCTTCTTTATGTTCTTTTACAATTTTTGCCCCTTTTGTTAATGCTGCTGTAATTCCTTTCATTTATTGCCTTTATATATATTTACATATAAATATTATGAAAATATATTTTTCACTTGTAAAATTGCATAAAATTGATATCAAAAATTCGTTCAAATATAATACCAAATAAATATACATACTTCAATATATGATTGCTTCGCTTGAACCAACGGTAGCTTCGATTCAACCAAATGTAGATCAATATCAAATACAATCAAATACAACAACCCTTAAAAAATCAACCACAAAAACAAAAAAAAATAAAAAACAACTATCTCAACAAGAAAAATCCGCACTATGGAATATTTTTGATACGGATTTAAAAAAAAACAAAAACAAACCGGTTCTAGAACCAAATGCCGATATGATTGAATGCGATTTTACGCCACATTTAGAAAAAGAAAAGGAAAAAGAAATCGGCCTTTGTTATCTATGTAATTCCATTCTTATTATCACTGAAGACGGTTTCCCTACTTGCACAAGTTCCTCTTGTGGAATTATATATAAAAAAACACTCGATTATTCACCAGAATGGAAATTCTACGGTGCAGATGATAAACATTCCTCTGATCCAACCCGTTGTGGAAATCCAATCAATCCTCTTTTGATAGAATCCTCTTTCGGTTGTAAAGTTCTCTGTAATAATAAATCATCCTATGAAATGAAGAAAATCAGAAAATGGACTGAATGGCAATGTATGCCTCATCGTGAAAAATCACTATACGAAGAATTCCAATTTATCACGGTTATGGCACAAAATTCCGGTATTCCTAAAATATTCATTGATGACGCAATGTCGATTCATAAAGATATTTCCGAACAAAAAATGTTTCGCGGATTAAATCGCGACGGTATCAAAGCAGCCTCTATTTATATTTCTTGTAGATTAAATGGGTGTCCTCGCACAGCACACGAAATTGCCGAAATATTTCGTCTGGATAAAACAAGTGCAACCAATGGTTGTTCTATGGCCATTTCCATCTTGAATAATATTGAAAGAAATATGGAACCATCCGAACAAACCCAATTATGTAAAACTACGCCAACTCTTTTCATTGAACGGTTTTGTAGTCGATTGAATATGAATCGCGAATTGACTCTTTTAGCGAAATTCATTGCCTCTAAAATAGAAAGTAATAATATTATCAATGATAACACTCCACCTTCTATTGCCGCCGGTATTATCTATTTTATTTCACAAATTTGTCTTCTAAATATTAGTAAAACAGATATCAAACAAATTTGTGGTGTAAGTGAAGTAACGATTAATAAATGTTTTAAAAAATTAGACGCCATTAAAACTGATCTTGTCCCTACTTGTATTTTGGAAAAATATTCTTCTGTATAAAAGGATTTAGAATTTTTCGCATATTATTATTATTAGAATTGTAAAGATAATGGACGTCTCTTTTTTCGAAAATACAATAAAAAATGTTTCCTATTCTACTAATTCAGAATACAGAAATGTCTTGAGAAATATTTTTTTTATGAATCCTTTACCCCCTGAAAATGCAGATAGTTTAGACGCAGAAACATTGGATGAAATGTTGTTTGATGACAAAAATATTATTAACATCTTTGATAATATTTATGATAAAACAATTCATCATCCTTTATTTAGCGAAATATATGAACTAGCCGCCGCCTGTTTTCTTTCTACCGATAAAAAACTAGGTGTAACTGTCTTGTTTGCATACGATTATCTTTTTTTTTATTATCCTCTTTTGTTTGAATTTTTCGAGAAAGAGGAGAACCTGAATAAAACGAATATAAATTATATGGAATTAAGAAAACGATTATTAAGACGATAAAAAGAAATCCAATATGAATTTGTTTTTTTCCGAATCCGAATATCCTTGTTCATATAATTCTTCAAAATCATACTTATCTCGCGATAATAATGTTGTATATTCTCGAATTTGACAAAATTTAGTCATTTTTTGAAACAATGTTTTTTCTTGTTGCTTTTTCCAAATATCGGGTGTAATATGAAGAACTGGTTTTATATTTTGTATAGAAGAAAATGGATATTTAGAGAACCCACCATCAAATGAATATGTATTATGATATTTATTTGTTATTCCTCCAGTAACAAATGGAATATGTGAACTTGCTATACAACAATTAATTGCATCTTCTAAATTATCAAAGTCGGAATAAATAACTGGTTTCATTTTGTATTTTTCAAATGAAGACACGCTTATCAATAATCTATCCAGATGAAAATCGGTTTCATTATAGGATGTCAATATTTTTTCTTTTATTTTTGTTTTTATTTCAACCGCAGAAGATAATTCCTGAACTGATTTATCTAATATAGATCTTACAAATTTATCCGGTTCTCCTTTATATGTCATAAATAATGCATTCCAAGCCCCTGCTGATGCACCTGAAAAATAATATTGTTCTAATGGATAATTCTCTTTTATAAAGGAACAAACTCCCAACATATAAAACCCTTTGAATCCACCAGGTGATATAGTAATCAACTTTTTATTTTGAAGATTTACAGTTTTTATAAGAGAACCTATTTGAAAAAGCATCAAAATTGGTAGGATATAATTTACTCTCATTTATTATTTAGAGATAAATTTTATATATATTTTTTAGATATATTAAATATATATATAGCAATGAGTTCAACTAGAAATAAAAATACACCAGGAAATTATCAAGCTGAACAATGGTCTTTGAAACAACAGGCAGATTATTTGCCATATTCATCTTATGCAGCCCCACCAACTACCTATTTTCCAGGCGATGGGTTGATTGGTGCAAAAATGGGTCCAATGAAATTGTCCGAGAATTTTTGTGATATTGAATCTTCACTTCTTGGAATTGGTTCTACTAATTTAGTTTCGCCACAACCTGCTGTTGTTCCTGAAATAAACAAATTGCAGAGTGTATCCATTATTGATAAATTACCCGTTATACTTCCTTCTCCATTAATTGTTGAACCAAATCAGAGGCAACGATTTCTACATTAGGTTTTTGTTTAATAGAATATCTATGATTTTTTTGTTGTTGCGGAGAACCTCTTTGTCGATTTTTGAATGTTTGATTTTGTTTCGGCCGTTTTTTAAAATGTTGGATTTCTTCTTTTGATACTTTCTGCGGCAGTTTTTCTGTTAAGATTTCATTTTGCAATGGGTTTTCTGTTTCAGAGTTTTCATCCGTTTTTATTACGGGAGTTTCTAGGTTCTCTACTAATGTAAATATTTGTTTGATTTTTTCTTGTAGATTTATTTTGTGTGATGGAAAATCCGGGAGAGTATCTATTTCTTCAAAATCCGTTATACATTGATTTTTCAAATATTCATAAGATTGATCATCAAATACGGCAATCGGAACTTTTACATTAGCAACAATATATTTTACTATTTTTTTTGATTCCATTTATGAATATATTTTCAAAGAATTTTATATTGTTTTCTATAATATATAGAAATCAATATAATTATGGATACAAATGATAATCTTATTGAAAAAAACAGAAAAAAAGAATTATATAATAAAAACGGTATTTTCGAAAAATCCTTTTCAATCACTGGATTTATTCTCATTTTAGCATTCTTTATTACATTGATTACTAGTTTTTTTATTACTATTCCAAAACTGAGAACCATTCTCTTTTTAGAAATGGGGATAACCATTATTGCAAGCTCGATGTATTTGTTATTCAATACTATTATAGTAAAACCCGAATTGGTAGCCAGTTTTATTCCTTATTTTAATAGTAGCCATATCAATGTATTAAGATATTTAGGATGGTCTATTACTACTGCTCTTATGTTGGTAGCCCTTTGTTTGATATTAGCATTTAATTTGAAAATAGATGCAAAAACGAGCATTTTATGGAAAGTTGTTGGGTTAGATTGGTTAATGTTGCTGTTTGGGGTTCTCGGTGAAACGGGGAATTTAGCGATGAATTATGCAATGTTTTTCGGATTCATTCCTTTTTTCTTGATGTTCTATTTGATTTATAAGGAATTTATTGATGGACGACGAAATAATACGAATTGTCTTATTTTCAGTGTGTATTTTATTTTATGGATTATGTATGGCATTATATTTCAAATTGACTTGAAATGGAAAACAATTTTAACCAATATTCTTGACTGTATTGCCAAGGCCCTCTTTGCAATTGGATTATCTGCAAATTATTTGTATTATTATTAGTATCTTATCTTTTTGTTTTATTTTATTTACCCTCCTACTAATTGAACTTGACAACAATTTTTACCATTTCCTTTTTGATGCATTTACAAGCCGATACAGATAATTCTTCGCGTTTTTTACGTGTCTTTGTATTATCAATTGATTCATTTGATGAAGTAGACGAATCTTTTCTACGCGATGTGCTATTTCTTTCATTCATATCTTTTTCTATCTCATCATAATGCTGTTGTATATATTCTATGATTTGATTTTCTATAGCCCATTTGAAAAAATTCAATTGTCCAATAGTGGTTTCCATATATTTTTCGCCTTCATATGGTATAGATATTCGTTCCCATCGACAGAATGGATCAAGCTTGCGTTTTGAATATGCTTTGAGTTTAAGTTTATAATCGTTATAGACTTTGAAACGCTGGTTCTCATTTTTATTGGCTATAGGAATTTCATAAACAGTATAATACTTTTTCGCAAAATTGGTGACAAACCAATCCACTATTCTTAAAGAAATATTTGATTCTCCATTAATTATATGGATCATTTTATCTAGGTTCTCCTTGTTTTTATAAAAATCCATTAAATTGGTTAAAAGTAAATCGTTCTGTGTATTTATATTTGAATAATCCATTGTTGATTTTTGTAGCAATAGGTTTTTATATTTATTTTTGAGCAATTATTATATAATTTTATTTTTACTGAAAAATATATAATAAATCAATATAAAGAAAACGCACTATTGAATAGTGGCGAGTTTGATGGAAAACCCGCTGGAAATGCTCGTATAGTTTAGTGGTTATGACGCCATCCTTATAAGTTGGAAACCCGAGTTCAATCCTCGGTATGAGCATTTTGTCTGCCTTAATAGCTTAGCGGTAGAGCACCAGTCTTGTAAACTGGAGGTCCTGAGTTCGATTCTCAGTTAAGGCTTTTTATGCACGGATTGCCGAGTGGTCAAAGGCGCTGGACTTAAGACCCAGTACAACAGTTTCGTGGGTTCGAATCCCACTCTGTGCACGTATATAACAAAAACTAGGGTTTGTTGGTTTTTGTTATATATTTTTTGATTTGTTGTTTTTATAAAAATAATTTACTTCCTAATGATTTGAAATAAAAATTATTATAAACTATATCTTTATCCAATGCTTTATTCAATGTTTTATCACTCATTTTTAATTGTTTTATACAATCATATTTACAAACAAATTCATTTACTAATTGATAATTTTTGTCATATTTCCCAACACCATCTTTATACAAAATAGGTTCTCCTCCACTTTTCTCTTCAAATTTTTTTTTAATGTTTTCATCACAATCATTATATAAAACATAATAATGTCCGTTTGTTAGCATATTATTTTTTACTGGATTATCTAATGAAGAAGATGAAGGATAATTATTAGATATAGCTGCCGTTTTTCTATCTAAATACACATTCAATATTTCTGTTTTATCTGTATTTAATTTGGCAATATATCCAAGGTTTTGCTGTTTTGTTTGTTTCGTTGGATTCAAATTGACAATAATATTAGGATCTTGATTTCTATCTACATACATCCATCGAGAACCGTGATAAATTGTATTTTCCTTTACAGCTTTATCAATGCTTGGTCTTTTCAATTGAAAATTATACTGTTTAATACAATCTGCTACAGACTCATACACTTTTGAAATAGTCATTGTTTCTGGATTTATTTGTTGTAATCTGGGTCCCAGAGTAACAAGTGTTTGGTTGAAATTGGTAGCTGTTTTAATTTGTGTACTATTTATTTTTTCTGGAATTTTCAGGATTGCTTTTTCTAAATTTTCAAATTTGGATAGAATTTCTTTGTTTGTTTTTTCCAAATTTTCTATTTTGTTTTGTAATTGAAAAAGAATATTATTATTTTCTACAAGATTTTGTGGAGTATTATTAGACGAAATCATATTTTTTAACATTTCATTCTCCGTTTTTAATTTTTCTAATTCAGTTTCTGTGCAATCATTATAATTCTTAGTATTTCTATTTATGATTTTGAGTACAGTATTATAGGATAAATTATTACCAATTAAAAACAGCTCTCTTTCATTTTCGTGTCCTTCTAAATCCGTAACTCGATTTGATTTAATATTTTCGTGATTATGTAAATAATTTTCAAAATCTTTACTACGTTTTACTGAAAAACAATCCAATAATAAAATATCTCCATATTTCGTTTTATGTTCATTATACCGATTTTGAACTCCAATTCTACTTTCTCCAATTTTTATAATATATTCACCATTTTCAAATGATTTTACTTTTATTATATAAACAAGAGAACCACTAAAACCAAATTCTTTCAATAATATTTGTTCTCTTTCTCTAGCGACTTTTTCATCAAATTCTATTTTATTTGTTTCTTCTATTTTTATAATTTCATTTTTAGCCTGTTCTAATTGCTGTTTTAATTCATTGGATTCTTCTTGAATAATTTGTTGTAACATATTTTCTAATTTTACAAAATATTTATGAATTTCATTTGATTTTGTAGTATCTGCTTTTAAACAAAGCATTTTAAATGTATTTACATTAAGCATAAATGTTTCTTTATTATGACCACCATGTTTCAAATCTTGCTTGATGCTTGCATCAAGCAAGTTTTTGTAATCAGTATTATTGATAAAATACTTTTCCAATAATTTTTTTGCATTTGCTTTGTTAGTAAACCCTAACCATTTCCATATATTATCCAAATCAATTACAAAATCAGTCGTTGAATTGTAATTCAAATAACAATAAAAAGAACTAACAAATAATTGTTGCTCCGTTTCAGTAAAATTTTCTTTGATTTTACAAAGAAGTTTTCCATTATAGTTATTAGAAAGCTTGGTAATCGGGTTGGATTCAATTAAATTAATAATATTCAATGACTGCATATTATTATAAATAAATATAATGGATTCTCTTTATATTATTTTTATCATTTATTGTTTTTGCTTTTAAAAATCAAAAACAATAAATTACTCAGTTATTAATAAAAATATATAAACACAAAAACTGACTGCTTAATTGGAGTAAGCTACACCAGCCATACCACTCATCACACGAAGAACGTTGTAGTTAACAGCGTAGACACGGACTTTGGCAGTGGCAGTTCCGGCAACTGTGGCAGCAGAGAGAACGAGTTGAAGAACAGCGTTATCAATGCGGGAGAAGTTGCACGTACCTGAAGGTTGATGTTCTTCTGGTCTCAAAGCAAAGGAATAAACATTGATTCCAGTGTCAGGACTGCGGGTGTGATGTTGGTAAGGTTGGACAAGGTCGAAGTAAGAACCTTCACGCTCAGAGAAACGATCTTGGCCATTAAGTTGAAGTTTGGCAGTGACAACTGGGTTATCACCCCAGCAATGCATATCAAGGGCAGTTTCAGAAAGAACGAATGTTCCAGCATCAGACACATAGGAACCATTGGGTTTAACTCCTGTTTGTTCATCGAATGGGATATATTGACTGGCAGAGGCCCATTGTTGAGCAGTGGTAAGACCAGGGTTGTTATCAACAGCACCAGGCATTTGGAAAAGACCAGAACCATTAATGACAGATGAAGATCCTTGGACTTCAGCAGGTCCACCAAAAGCAGCAATGGCGTTAGGAAGGGCATCAATGGAATCAGTGTAGTTGAAGGGTTGAGCACCAAGGGTCTTGAAAAGAACAGTGTTGGATTGAAGGGATGCGCAGTAATCAACATTACTATCTGGTTGGACAACCCAGATAAGCTCTTTGCAAGGATGGTTGAAGTTCAACTTGATCTTGTTACTGGAGCTACCAACACTTTCATCGCCGGTAAATTGAAGTTGTTCAATAAGGTATTCGTGAGGATTTTGTGCCATCTTTCTGCGTTCATCGGTGTCCAAGAAGACATAGTCAACATAAAGAGAAGCAGCAACAAGGGATTGTTGGTAGGCAGCAGAGACAGAGACAGTGGTTCCTGAACCAGGACCGGCTTGAAGGGAGCGAACAGCCCACAAGCACTCACCAATAGGACGAATATCAAGGTTGATTTTGACTTCGTGGTATTGAAGAGCGATCAAAGGAAGGGCAAGACCGGGGTTGCGGCAAAACCAGAATTGAAGGGGGACATAAAGAGTGGTCTCTGGAAGAGCATTACGAGGAGCGCAAACTTGAGAAGGACCACTGGCAGAGGAACAAGGTCCAGTGACGTTGGCGAAAGTAGGATCAATCATATAGGTAAGTTGAGTGGTGTTTCCAATCATCTTGAAGTATCCACGTTCTTGTTCGGAGGTAAGGGTAAGTTGGTTCCAGATGTGCATCCAATCACCATATTGACGATCAATGCGTTGACCACCAATTTCAACTTCAACTTGGGCAATCAATTGCTCACCAATGAAATCCAACCAACGAGCATAGACACCATCATTGAAGGTTCCAGTTGCACCAAGCATAGATTGATTGATCTCAGGAAGTGTTACTTGAAGATATGTGCGGTAGCACAAATCACCGTTGCGGCTGATTGTGCAGGTGACACGGCGACCGAAATCGGCTTGACCAGAGAAAGTTTGTTCAATACTTTCCATGGCAAAGTTTGTGTGTCTTCGGTATGAGACCTTCCAGAAGGTGATCTCAGGTGTTCCAGTAAGAAAAACGTCTTGTGCGCCATCGTTGCTACCAAAGAATTACACCATTCATTCATTCAATAAATTATCATTTTATAGATTACTATAAAATATAAAATATGCGAATAAACCAAATATTAATTTGTAGAGCATTTCCTCTCTAGGTTCTTCCTATGCTTTTTGAATAGGCATAGCACCCTCTCGGGTGGGACTAGACTTTACCTTAAGCGATCATCATAATTGATTAGATTATTCACGCCTACCAATATCAAGTCGTTGTTGGAAAACCATATCCTTATCATAACGGACTTAGGTTTCGACCAGCGGATTGCCCTATAACATATAACTTATTACTATACCGATAGTTGTTAGCTATCGCCACCATTAAGTTTCCAAAATGGTTTAGTATTATATGCCTTCAGGGGTTTCCCGCTATTTAGAGGTATCGCCGGAATATTAAAAATATTTTTTCCGACTTGCCTTACTTTTGGTAAGACACGCTCTTAACATATTGTTAAAGCGACTAATTGCATCAGAGCTCCCCCCATCTTTGTATTATATACTTCCTAAATATTTTATTTTCAGAAATTAATACAAAAAAATCGCAAAATACCTTCTAAACCAAAAATTATATGTTATTTTATTATTTTTTATTTACATATTATTAAATATATAAAATTGAATAATATGTAAATAAAAAAATTGTTCTTTTGTTATATAAATGTCAAAATATAATGAAAAGAAATGCGAACACGATAAAATCAAAAGATATTGTATTGATTGCGGTGGTTCTGCAATGTGTAATCATGGAAAAAGAAAAAGATATTGTTTAGAATGCGATGGTTCGTCTTTATGTGAACATCAAAAACGAAAAGAGAGAGATGTAGAATTTGTAATGGTTCTTCATTTTGCGAACATAATAAAGATAAATCATATTGTAAAATATGTGGTGGTTCTAGAATATGCGAACACGGTAAAAATAAATCAATATGTAGAGAATGTTTTGGTTCAAGTTTTTGCCAACATAATAAAGATAAATCTAAATGTATTGAATGTCATGGTTCTCAAATTTGTCTTCATAATAAATATAAAAGATTTTGCAAAGATTGCGGTGGATCAATATTTTGTATTCATAAAATAGATAAAAGATATTGTAAAGAATGTGATGGCTCTTCATTTTGTATTCACGAAAAATTAAAAGTATGTTGTAAAGAATGTGGTGGTTCAGCTTTGTGTAAATCATCTTGGTGTGAAAAATCTGGGACAAAAAAATATAATGGATATTGTTTAAATTGTTGTATTCATATTTGCCCTGAAATACAAGTATCACGTAATTACAAAACCAAAGAAAAAGATGTAGTTGATAGAATGAAAGAAAATTTTCCCAATTTTCATTGGGTATCTGATAAAATAATCAAAGATGGTTGTTCAAAAAGGAGACCGGATTTATTAGTTGATTTAGGTTCTCATATAATTATAATTGAAATCGATGAAAACAAACACACTGATTATGAATGCATTTGTGAAAATAAACGTTTAATGGAAATATCTAAAGATGTTGGACACAGACCAATTGTTTTTATTCGTTTTAATCCAGATGATTATATTGATAGTGAAGGAATAAAAATAAAATCTTGTTGGAAAATGAATAAATTAGGTGTTTTACAAATTTTAAATACTAAAAAAAATGAATGGGAAGAACGTATAAATATTTTAAAAACACAAATTCAATATTGGATTGATAATCCATCAAATAAAACTATTGAAATTATTGAATTATTTTATTGAATACAAATAATCTTGTATATATTTTATTGTAATAATACTTTCATCATCGGGTGAAAAATCATCTTCAAATTTTCTATCACTTGAAATTTCTTTACAAATTGATCTTTTTTCACAAGAACTACATAAATAAATTACTATTCTTTCGTCATCTAATAATTTTTTACTTATTGATAATAGAAAGTCATCAAAATCAATAGTTGAATAATCAAAATCTTCCAAATCACATAGACAAATTTTTTCAAAATTCAGATGAGAACGATTAAAAGGCTCATTGAATTTACTAGTATTTTTAATTTTTTTCCAATATTCAGATTGCTTTCTTCTTTTTTCATAATATTCTTTGCTTTTATTTGAATAAGGATTTTTCGTAAATTCCCACAACCATTTTTCTGGTTTTGTTATATATATATCTCTTCTTTTTCTATAATTTTTTGTATTTTTTTTATCTTTTGGATTAATACTTCGGTGATGCAATCCTAATTTATCGCATAAAATATGATAATTTCTTCGATTATCGGCACATAAGTTTTCAAAAATTAAAATATTTCTTGTTTCATCATTCAAAAAGTGTTTTAATTCTTTTATTTCTTCTTTTTTGATATTGAATTTTTTATACCAATTTTCCCACAATAAATCATTTACAAATTCTGTAAAATATTCATATTCAATGTTATTTTCATATTTATCCCAATTTTTTCTAATATTTTCACAACAAATTTCAAAAAGAGAATTCATAATAAAATACAAATATTTTTGTTAAATTATTTTATATTTTTATAAAAATCAATTTTATAAAATAGTCGTAAAAATTTAATAGTTTTTCAAATCAAGAAGAGGGTATAGATATCTCCGAGACCCTATAAAATTAGCTTTTTTATAGAGTTATTGAGAGAAGTCGAAAACCAATCGCTCAAACATTTTAAAATTGGATTATTAAATAAATAAAAATTAAATATCCCGATAATACAAATATGTTTTTGAAGGATATTTCCAGGTTCTCCAACACTTCTGATTATTTACCCATTTTTAACGCAGCTCTCATTACTGATCTCATTGTCATTTTATTGACCATCTCAGGTTACATCAAATCCAAAACATTGAAAGAATGGTATAATAAATATACTTTAGCTGCAGTCGTAGCGGATGTTCTCAGTATTTTTATCGGTATAATTGTCGCCCGATTCTTGATGACCACTTTTTTCTCAAAATATAATATTTTCCTCTTTATTTTGGTGGCGATTCTCTTCCAATTGTTTCACGATCTCAGTTTTTATCAATTTTTCAAATCCGTGCCGCGCGGAAAAAGCCAAATACTCGATACATTCAAAGATTATGCAAAAGAAATGGGAGCGAAAATTTTGTTGGCGGATGCACAAATGTTAATATCAACTATTTTGATTGGAACTTTTTTAGCCAATTTCAGTTTCAATACAAATTTCATTGTCTTGATTGTGTCTCTCTATATTACACCCTATCTAATTTATTCATTATAATCATTATAATGATAAAGATCATATAATAAAAAATTAATATCTATTTTTTATTATAATGCAATTTACAGACAGTTCAAATAATACCATCATATTAAACAATTACGAGAGAACCTGGAATAAAAAAAATACAATTACCCTATTAAAATGGGTGATGATTGGTTCTTATTATATCAATGTTCTCGAAAGGTCCATTAATCAAAATCGATTTTTGATTCGCGTGAATACGATACAATCGATTATTTTGACAACGGCAACGGGTTCAATCGGCGTCTCCCAAATAAGTTCCCTTTTTACAAAGGAAATACAAATCAGTCTAACTATTTTGTTTACATTTATGTCTTTTTTTCTCACTCTTACAAACGCGTTTTTGAAAGTATTCCTGATTCACGAGAATTTAGAGAAATATATTCAAATCAAACAAGAATGGACGTCCTTTATAACAACTATTTTCACTGAATTACAATTACCAATAGAAGAGAGAACCTCTGCATTGACATTGATTCGTGATAATAAAAATATGTATTTGTCTTTATTGAATAAAGATATTGAAATTAGTAAGCTTTTAGCTAAAGATGCCAAAAAACACATTAAAAATCCAATTGAAGCAGCAATCAAAGATTATAATAAAAAACAAATCTACGATAAAGTCATTGAGGAAACACTGAATGAATATTATCTGATAATTTCAAATACAGGCGTTTCTATTTCCGATATTAGTAATTATACAGTAAAAACAGAAATATGCGATATGGCAAAAAGAAATTATATTAGAAAAAAACCAGATATAGAAAATGACGAAAAAACAGATTTAGGAAAAGACGAGAACTCAGATTCAGAGGAAAATGAATTTGAACCTATAGAAATTGCATATATGAATAATAGTTGTATGAGTTTTGAACCTATTTATAATCTTTTTGAAAACCATTTTTTCAAAACCTCGTCTGTAGAAAATGTGTAGATAACATATAAAATAATATAAAAATTCAAAAAAAATAATTATAAACTAATAGATGAATTTAGAAATACAAAAAAAGACTATTTTTGAAAAAGTTATATCTTATTTCAATAGTATTGCAAAACATAGGGTAGATTATAATATTGAACATATAAATTTATGCCAGGAATGTCATATTCCCATATTTATAGAAATGGCAGAGTTATTACAAAGAAAATACAGATATTTATCTATTCGAGACTCTTATATTACCATTGTTTATACTTTTTTTTTATTGAATTTATCAGAACCAAATGAAGAGACAATTTTGGTATCTATTAATGAATACAATGAATACGCAGATGATCCAAATATGGTGAGTTTTTTATTTTTTGCAATTACTACCAATGAAATAATCAACGAGAATGGTATCAATATATCTTCCAAAATAAGACGAAAAATATTTGGAATGGAATGAATAGATTATTAGGATTTTACACAATTATATATGTATAATTTTCCCCAATATGATGTCGCATGGAAGAACCATACATCGTAAATATAGTAAGCAAACATTGATTCGTATATAATCGCAATTCATCCATTTCTTTTAGAATACTATCATATTCTTCAATATTTTCCGACATTCTATAAAATAAATCCGTGACACAAGAAATAAACATACGAAAAACATTACGTAATTCCGTATTTCGTTGTAATTTTTTATCGCGTTTTTGCACTTCTGTTTTCATATTTTCTGCAGTTAACCGATTCCGCATAAAAGCAATTCTCAAATCAAGATTATTAGCAATTCGATCTCCTACACCAAATCGCTCCATTTCCACTTCGCGAATATGAATAATACGTCGAATCATATTTTCCAAATTAGTTATTTTTTCATTATATTTATTGTAATCCAGAGTCTTTACAAAATTTTCAACAATTGTTTTTTCTTCCGTTTTAGGATTTCGAAAATTACTACCTATAATTCTACTGATTCTACTTAATATATTAAATAGAAACCCATAATGGTCTTGATTGCTTATGACTAATCGGATTTCATTTGCATTCATAATTTCGCGTAAAATAGGTTTTAGTGAAGAATTTGGACAGTTTTCATCCAAATAACGATTAAACCTATTTATGAATTCTTGATTGGTTATATGATTTTTTGAATTGAAATCTGCGATCAATTTGTTTTTCAATATACGAGTAAAATTATGGTCTAATTCACGACCACAAAGAACCTCATTTGGATTTCTTTCCGCTTGTTGTCCTTGATTCTGTCTGCGTTGCCATTCAAAATAATGGGGATTATGAATCGCACCTGTTTCGATACGTAATGTATTCCAATTGAATGCGGTATTACATTCCGTGCAAAACATTTGACTACATCCTTCGATTTTATAAATCAACGACGCGCAATTGGGGCAAGGTTTCGAATCCTGATTCATAACACGCACGGATTCCAGAATCTCCGGATTACAAGTATGTTCGGCATCACGTTCCTGACCCTTGATTTCGCGACATTCGCTGCATACCCAACTGCAACATAATTCGCATTTTAATTGCGAAGATAAGAACCCCTGGCAATCATTTTTGGGACATTTACGCACATATTTACGACGTTCTGTCGCCGAATCATTTTTCAATTTGAATATTTCATTCCTTTTTTTATCAATTTTTTTTCGAGTTTCTGAATACTCTTTTTCATATTCTAGAATTTCTTTCTGCATATTTTCGATTTTTATTTCTTTTTCTACGTGGGGTTGTGTCAGTGGCAAAAGACCCAATTCTTTTTCATACAAAATATTTTCGCGATAAACGCGATAATCCTGGGCAATATATTTTTTTTCGAAATTTTTATACATAAAATCGCGATTCCATTTTACCTTACATTGCATACAATGTGCATCTTCTGATTTAGTCAAAAGATACTGTTTTATACAAGATCGGCAACATTCAAAATCGCATATACATTTGACTGCAAGACGAAACGACTTATTATATTTTTCAGCACAGATTGAACAATCGGACATTTTTCAGCGATTTGTTATTGATATAAATTATATTATAAAAATGCTTATATTTTTTAGATCAATTTTACAAATATGAATATAAATATTTCGTAATTTTTATATTCATAGATGAATCACACAAACAAAAAACAGGGAAAACCGCCAAATAATACAATCGATGAAAAACACACAGAAATGTTGGATTCTTTTTTTGAAACAGATACCAAAACTATCCCTGATCTAACAAAACAAAAAACGAGTCTAGCCCATTATTTAAATACATTGAAAGAGAACCAAATAGAAGAACGTATGGATATTCAAGATAAAATCAGAGATATAAAAAAACAAATACAAGAATTGCGTTATGAAAGAAAGAAATATTTACTCGATAATTCAAAACATATTTTCGAATATTTTGAGGAGAAAAAGAAGATTTCATCGGGGGATAATAATCAAAATACGAATGTGCTAAATACTTTTTTCAAAATAAAAGCAAAAACGGAAGAAAGCGCGAATCCAAATAGTGATAAATATGGTAAATCGAAAAAAACATATCAAAAATATTGGAAAAATATAAATAACGAAGTCATTAATATCCAGGATTATGTCATCCCATCCGATATTTGTGAAATATGCCGACAAGGAGAACTCATTCCACACGACGAAGAAGGAATATTGATTTGTAATAATAATAATTGCGGGAAATTCATTACGTATATTGTAGATAGTTCAAAACCGTCGAATAAAGAACCACCAAATGAAGTATCCTATACAGCCTATATTCGTCTGAATCATTTCAAGGAGATTTTATCGCAATTTCAGGCGAAAGAGACGACACAAATACCGGACGAAGTGATTGAGGCAATCAGAAATCGAATCAAAAAAGAGCGCATCACCGATTTTTCTGTCATCAATTATAATAAAATGCGGGAGATTTTGAGGAAATTAGGATTCAATAAATATTTTGAACATATTCAATATATTAATTCGATTTTTGGTATAAAACCTCCAATAATGAACGAGGAATTACACGAGACCCTTTGTGTCTTGTTTATTGAAATACAGAAACCTTGGGCTATACATTGTCCGGCAAATAGGACGAATTTTTTCAATTATACATATACACTTTATCAGCTGTGTGTTCTTTTGGATCAGACACAATATTTACCGTATATTCCACTTTTGAAAGATCGCGACAAACAAATCGAACAAGATATGATATGGAAATTAGTATGTAATGATTTGGATTGGGAATTTACGCCGACCGTCTAGATTTACGGTTTTTGTTTTGGCGGCGCTTTTTGGTTTGTTTTTTCTGGGATTTTTTGGTTTGTTTTTTCTGGGATTTTTTACCACCTTCCATTCTATTTGGATCACCAAGAGCCAAAAGAGCCAATGCCGCGTGATGTGGATCTATATCACCTATTCTTTTTTCACCCATAACATTCCCTGTGCCTTGATATTGTTCTTTTCCTACTATTTCTCTTAATTCATTGTATCTTGTTACGTCTTTCATTCTTTCATCGTTTTTGATTTTTTTGAGTTTATCTTTTTGTGTATATGCGTAAATTAATCTCATTAAATATGCAGAAATAGCATAAGATATTCCCCAAAACCATAATCCATTTATAATTAATGATTTAATCAAACTAATTTCATTTTTAAGCTGAGATAAATCAGATTCAATCTCTATTTTTGAAATGGAAATTCTTTTGTTTAATTCTATAAACATATTATGAAGTTCAATTGCATATTGTTTTAATGGTGAAAATGAAGGATCTTTAAGTGAATATGCAATAAATGATTTTCCTATTTTCATAGCATAATCATAATACGAGGAAGAAATTTCATTATCTCTTTTTAATATATTTTCAATATCATCCTCTGACATTTTAGATAATGATTTAATCAATTTATTTTTATCAAAATTAGGCCTATTCATTTCATCATTCATAAAATTATTAAAATTTTCTTCAGCTTTTTCCATTGTTTTTTTTACAGGTTCAATATATTCTGTCAAAGAATATTCCGTGCTTGGTATTAATGCCAATGCCTTTTCAGATGCCTTTTCTGAAATATCTGTTATTTGTAAAGCGGAAGTAGGTTGATAATAAGACTGCATTTCACGTAGATATTCCTCTTTGATAGAAGGAGATTGGTAAATACATTCCAGGTTACCCGATACTAAATTAAATATTTTTATTGCCTCTTCGGTTTTTTCTGGTAGTATTGTCTTTAGAATTTTATGGTAATCGTCGTTGATATCACTACTAATACTACAAGTTTTTAATAAGGAACTATCTTTTAAATATGGCAATATTCGTAGACTATAATCGTATAATTTTGATTTATAAAATTTTTTTAAAGAATTTTCAGTAGATTGATTTGTCCAATAAAATAGAATAATTGTCAAAAAGGAAAAAAATATTATTTTTAAGATATCAAATATTTTTCCATAATTAACTCCGCCTTCCAATACTTCAATATTACTTGTTTCTAATATAAGACCCAATAAAATTTTCAAATCTTCTTTTTCAAATTCTTCTTTTTCAAATTCTTCTTTATTGTAAGATTTTATAACATCAAATATCAATTGTTGTAGTAATTCATTATTATATGCTAACGATGAAAAAATAGAAACCGTAATTAATGTTTTATCATCTATATTTTCATCAAAACTGGATACATTTTTCTTTATTCTTTCCAAATTATTTTCATCAATTTTTTTCAAACTCTTTGGATTTTCAAGAATAATAAACATTAATGTATAAAAATTATCATCTTTTTTGGAAATTAATTCAGACATTATATATTAAACGTATATTTTTTTACATATATTTTTATATATAGTTAAAAATTACAAAATACTAACAACTAAACTTACCCATTTTTCTATTTGTGTTGGATCTTTTTCCGTATCTATATTCCCTTCTAACCGAACAATCGGACATTTCATTTCATTCGCAAACATATCTTTATGATATTTATGACAATTATCTAAATATTCCAACGGAATAATATTTTCTCCTAAACGTGCTCTTTTTGAAATTCGATAATGGCATATTTCGGGGGTTGTATCCATGAAAATAATTTGTTCAATCTGAAATTCACTCACAAAACAATCAAACCATTTTCCATAAATTTGATATTCCACATCCTCGATTTTTCCGTCATCATACAACATTTTTGCAAATACATATTTATCTGTATAAAGACTTCGTTCTGTAAAGATAATCGTTTTTTTCTTTGGATCAATATTTTCTATTGTTTTTTTCAAAAGAGCCAGACGTGATATATAGGCCATCATTTGAAAGGCAAATGCATATTTTTCTGTGTTGGCGTAGAATTTTTCCAACATGGTATTTCCATTCTTGTCTTTCACTTCTTCCCATTCATCCACCGGTTCTTTCAAAAAGACAATATTATCCGCATCACGGAATTTCGTCTTCAAATGTTCCAATAATGTGGATTTTCCACTACCAATATTTCCTTCAATTGAAATGATTTTGATGTTTTGATTCATTCTTGTTATAAATATTATAGTAAACTTATAATATTTATTTTTTGATCAATTTTATAGAAAAATTGTAGGTTCACCCTACTCCTCTATCTAAGATGCTCGTTTAAGCGACTCTTTCATCAATTCGTCGCGCATATCCGCACTCGCCACTTCGCGACTCTCAAAATCAACCGTTTCTTTGACACCAATCAAATTACCCTCTTCGTCCATTGTCTGTGTAAGCACATTTCCACTCTTCGCCGCCTTTTCAATATTTTCTTCAATAGCCTTCTTCTTGGTCTCCTTAATACGTCTGTCAAATTCTTGTTTTGCTTTCGCCTCGTTCTTGATTTTCTCACTATGTAGTTGATTTAGTTCTTCTTCCATAAATTCGACGCGTCCAGTTTTATATGCATCTGGATCCCAAGGAATCCACATACCGATAGGTCCTACATAAATATCGTGATTCGGATCATATTCACGCACTTTTTTGCAATGCATTTCGGCTTCTTCTTGTGTAGGAAATACACCGCGAATTTTCAAACCACGGGTAGATGTCTGAAATTCGTGTTCCTTTTGAAATTGTGCATTCAATTCGTCTTCCTTTTTATCCATAAAATTTTTGAAATCATCGCAGACAGTATTCTCTGTAAGTTTCGATTTTTCTTCTTTTACAAACTCGACAAAATCATCATTTAATGTTTCAATTTTAATATTATATTTATAAGAAACAAAATGAATAAAATCCATGAATTTTTCCATAGATTTAGTGAAATCCCATCCATCGACAAATTTTTCAAATAGAAAATGTTCCCTCTTTTTCAAGATCTTTTCGGGGGAAATAAAAGACATACAAGCAAATTTTTGTCCTGCCATTGGCGGATCTTCATCACATAAATCAATATATTTTGGATTCGGTTTTCCATTTTTTAATGTCTTTCTTTCAAAATTGGCCATATCTTTATGTATAAGATACTTTAGAGATATTTGTTTATATATATTTTTTATTAAATATTTTATTTTGTTTGAATATAATATAATATGAATTTTGATTTTGGAGAACTAGTCAAACGTGTCATCAAATATTTAGTCGAAGGTCTTATCGTTTCCATCGCTGCCTATGCTATTCCCAAGAAATCATTGAACTTTGAAGAGATCTTCATCATTGCTCTTACTGCTGCCGCAACATTCGCAGTACTTGACGTCTTCATCCCTGCTATGGGTTCATCCGTCCGTGGTGGTGCCGGTTTCGGTATCGGTGCCAATTTGGTTGGTTTCCCCGGTGGTCTATGAGCATAATGACTGCATAAAAAATTACACATTATCATAAAATAATCGGATTATTTCAATTATTTTATCTATAAAATTGAAATACACGTTTATAATAATAACCAATAACAATAATTTAGTAAAATGAGTAATACACAACCAGAAGAAATGCGCACTATCTATAACGTTGATTATTTTCTAAAAAGGCTCAATCATTACAATCATATGATTCAATTATTCGAATCAGATGATTATAGAAACAATTTTGAAAACAATGATGAATCCTTAGGCAAAATCATTCATTTATTTATCAATCCAAAACCTGGAACAAAACCAAAACCTAAACCAAAACGTTCTTTTTCAGAAGCTATGGGATATGACAATGATTATCATGTATAATAAAAAACATATAATAAAAAAATCCATCAAAAAAAGGAGAGAATTTATAAAAGGGTTCTCTTTTTTTTATTTACAGAATATAATAAAATGTGCGAAAATGCGTATGATAAAATAATCGATTGTTTGTTTTTAGGAAGTGCAGGTGCCTTACAAATGAAAAAAGATTTTTCGTTGATTGTGAATTGCACTCGCGAAGAAGATATTCCCTTCCCCCACTATTGTCATAATTGTATTCGATTGCCGGTCGATAATGATTTTGATCATTCTCATTTGTTCTTGAAACTGATGGATGAAACCAAGGTTCTCGAAAAAATACATTATGCTTTAATAAATAAAGAAGATGTTCTCGTTCATTGCTTTGCGGGAATTCAACGATCTTGTGCAGTCGTTGCTTGTTATTTGATAAAATATCATAAAATGAAGGCGAATGATGCTATTCATTTTATACAATCAAAACGATCCGGTGCTTTCTCAATGGGTATAAGTCTACTATCGACAATTGTCCTATTTGAGGAATATTATATCAGACAATAATAGTCTTTTTTATCTTTCAAATCTTTCCTTTTGTTAGAACAAAAGCAAAAATTTTACCACTTGGTTTTCTTTACTTGTATTGCCGTGCTAGTCTTTTTCTTCGATTTACTCGGATCATATGCTTCATCTTCATCATCTGACCCTAAATTTTTCGATATTTCCCAGAATTCTTTGGAACCCAACTTGTAATCGGGTCGACTTTCCGCCTTATACCAAAATATTTGATCCGTTATTTTATTCGATTTAGAGTTATTATTTATGACGAGACATTCATAATTTTCGGTAGTTTGATCCATTATACTGCTAAATGACTCGAGCGTCGGCATCATACTCGCATAATTCTCCCATATGCGTTTGCGATTTGTCAAATAAGGCTCTCTCAAAATAAAAACAAAATCTATATTTGTCCTTAGCATTGGTGGTATGCCGAGCGGATATTGCATTGTGATGATAAGCATAACCTTCCAGTGCCTACCGTTTAGGAAGAGGGTTCGCATGAGCTTATCTCGAGTCCATGTCTGGTCATACAGACAATCATCTAAAATAACAAAGGCGCGAGGATCAATTGTCGACCGTCTATACATTTCAATCTCTTTGTTCACTTGTTTCAATACAGTTTTTTGTCTGCGCAAAATGTTTTCAATCAATACAGAATTATATTCTTCGTGGATAAAGAGTTTAGGTACAATACCCGCATAAAACCCATTACCGGCTTCTGTTCCAGAAATAACAGTTCCAATAGGAATATCTTGATGATGATATAATAAATCGCGAACCAAAAAAGATTTACCTGTATCACGACGACCAATCATAACAATGACTGGACCTTTGTTTTCATCGGTTTTAAATGTGATTGAACGCATATCAAATTTTTTTAATTCCAAAGTCATATTAATCTATATGATAATAACAATATTTATTTATTATCATATAATACGAAGAACACATTGTAGGTTCCCTACAAAACACGTTTATAACAGTAATTATTTATATTATTTGATAATTATATTTGAATGAAAAATACAGAAAGTCCTAAATTCCAAATAGATTACAAAAAAACTGAATGGTTGGATTTGAAATATTTAGAGGAACAATATGAAAAAAATAGGACATCCAATGAAGAATCCGAATATAATCCTTATAGAATTGATAAATTACAAAAGTATAATTGTATTTATTCACAGTTTTTTGAAATGAATGATACTAATTTTAATCATATCAGTTTGAATCATAAATATGATATGATTAATTTAGAAACAATCAGAGAAACAGAATTGGTAGAAGATATAGTATCGCCCGTTTTTATAAAATTCTCTCCATTATTAGATCCAACTCGTTATATGGTCGGTAAATATGATTTGAAAAACGATAATATAAGATTATTACCTTCAATAACAAACAAAGATGAATGTCATCCCAAATTATTCAATATTCATAATGCCTCTTATGTAGATTGTTTTTTCAGTTATTTAAGTAGTATGTTGCTAAATCAACATTCTATGATTCACGGTATAGATTTTTATGGTTCTTATTTAGGTATTCAATCAAAATTTAAAGTAGATATTAGTGATGATTTAGAATATTTATATAATTCTCCCTTCTTCAATAATCATTTGAATAAATTGTTCACAATTACAAAAAGTTGCGAAAATCCATTTATGAATTTTGGTTCTCGAACAAATAAAAATCGACTCAAAATATCTAATAATATTAGTTTGGGTTCTGTTATTTCGATTGAAGAGGTTGAAGAGGTTGAAGTGGAGCTACCTTTGGTTGAAGCAAAGCTACCTTTGGTTGAAGCAAAGCTTTTGTTGTACCAAGAGTCTCTATCTGAAACACAACAAATTATTGGAGGAGAAGAAGAAATAGAATATTCAAAAGAAGATACAAAACATTCACCATTTAATTCAACTGTAAGTTCGAGTGATTCATCAAACGATAGTGAATTAAATTATAGTTCAGACGATAATAAGGATGATGAAAATCGCAATGGCGAAAAAGACGACGATGATGACGATGACAATTATGAAGATATTGATGAGGATGAAGATGAGGAAGACGAGGAAGACGAAGAAGACGAAGAAGAAATATATTGCTATATCAATAATTTCCCAATACAAATGATTTGTCTTGAAAAATGCGATGGAACAATGGACGAATTATTTGAAAAAGAACTATTTGATGATATTACATCAGCAAGTGCTCTTTTTCAAATTATAATGATGCTATTGGTTTATCAAAAAGCATTTCATTTTACTCATAATGATCTACATACCAATAATATAATGTATAAAAATACAAAACTGAAATTCTTATATTATTGTTATAAAGGAATCATTTATAAAGTCCCTACTCACGGAAAAATATTCAAAATCATTGATTTCGGAAGAGGCATTTATACATTTCAGAAAAAACTCTTTTGTAGTGATAGTTTTTCATCTACTGGAGATGCCACTACCCAATACAACTTTGGTCCTTTTTATAATGAGAAAAAACCTATATTAGAACCGAATTATAGTTTCGATCTTTGTCGTCTGGGTTGTTCTATCTACGATTTTATTATTGACGACGATGATAAATATGAAGATCTTGATGAATTTCAAAAAACCATTTATCGTTGGTGTACAGATGATAACGGAAAAAACATCCTCTATATGAAAAATGGAGAAGAACGATATCCCAATTTCAAATTATATAAGATGATTGCGAGAACCGTTCATCAACATACACCAGAAAAACAACTTGCATTTTCATTTTTTAATCAATTCAAAGTTTTACCAAAAACAGCGAAAAAAATCAAAGAATTGGAGAACCAAATAATGAATATTGATAAAATTCCTTCTTATGTGTAGATATCTCGATATAAAAAACAAAACATATTTATAAATTCTTCTCTTTCTTCCGCGGTCATCAATCCCCAATATTGATGAAATGATTTTTTTGTATTTTTACTAAAATACATATTTATTGTATATGAGGCTTTCTCGACTTCATTTTTATTTTTCGTGAAATGTTGATATGTGAAAGATCTATCCCAAATAGAAAAAAAGAATGAACTATATTCTTCAATGATAGGACTATCATTATTGATAAATCTACCAATATCATTCATTATCCAATTTGAGTCTTCCGGTTCTTCTTCTCCCCATTCAATAATAATTTTAGAATAATAATATTTTTTTGCTAGATTTATGGTTGTATGATAACTACGAATATCTTCTAATAAATCAGTAATTTGAAAATTATAGATATATGGTAAAATATTGAAATTGAATATTTCTTTAGGTAATTTTTTCCATAATAATGATGTTATTTCCATTATTATAGAAGTATGAAGAGGATTTATATTATTTTTATCAATTATATATTCAAAACCCAGGTGCATCCGTAAATATTTCTGTAGAGGCTATACTCAAATTCTTGTTTTCAGTAATGACATTAAAAAAATCAGTAATCGAACTATCTAAATGAAAGCAAGCATAGGTTGCAACAATCGAAGATGAAAACACAATGATCGCGTCTCTCACGAAAAATTTCAGAGGTTTCAATTCATTCTCTAAATATTTCATTTCGAGAAATTTGAATAAACAAAAAAGAAAAGTAATCAAAATAGAAATAAGGAGAACCTTTTGCATTTTTATATATACAAACCAATCAAAAATTATATTTTTTTATAAACGCAGTATTTGGATCGAAGATCCTATAATTCTTCAAAATCCAACAAAGAAATATCATTATCTACGTCAATTTGATTAGAGGGCTTATCCATATCTAAAATATCAAAACCGCTTAAATCTACGGGTTCAGTATAAATTTTTATTCTTTCCGTTTCTTCTTCCGCCTCTTCTTCCAATTTTCTTTGTAATGCACGTGTATTACTTATTTCCTCAAGACGTTCAATGGTTTTGGGCGCCTCTGTTGCAACTACTTTATCTTCTCCATCGAGAACCGAATCTATATCATTGAAACTCAACTTCGTAACAACTTCTTCTTCATCTATATTTTTGATAGAGGGAACCACTGCTGGGATTTCTTCTTCTTTGGATGTGGGAATCTCAGTTTCCTCTTTTTCCGTGGTAGCTACTATTGGTTCTTCTATATTTTCAATAAATACTTCTTCTTCGTGTTCAATACTTTCGTCCATATATGCCCGGATGATTGCCTCGGTGGGAATACTTTCGCGAATGGTTGTCAAAATACATTCTTGCACAATATTTTCCAATTCGCGATTATATTTCTGACGCTGTAATGGTGTTATATTTTTTTCAAATAAATACACATTCATATACACTTTACGAGCAATATGTATATATGCCTTGTGTATAAAAATATCCAATTTCGGAATAGAAATATCGATTTTTTTCTGTTTGTTGCCTACACGTATACAAGTAAGAACTTTTAATTGTACGATATGGACACAAGATATCAAATCTTCTAAATAATTACAACCACTTCTTTCTATAATACGATTCTTCTCTTGTTCTACTGTAATTGCATTCCATTTTGGGACTCCACATAACATATTTTGAAAAGTCATTAAATATTTACTCGCCTCGTCTTTCTCCACACATAATTTCCAGGCTTCGTTAAAAATGGAATGAATACCTTCTTGCATAAGACCGGATAATATCGAAATCAAACGACTTGCCCATTCATTTCTAGATTCTTGTAAATTTGACATAACAAAATCGTCCATATTTCAAAAACTTATTATATTGAGTATATATTTTTCAGATCTTTGTTTGAACGTATAAAAAGAAAATCGAGAACAAAAAACAATAGTAATTTTTCACATCGAAATTCCGATTTTATTTTTTGAAAACAGAGAAAAATATTCGCTTTTTCTTCGTCCGACCATTTTACAGATTCTTCAATCCAGTGGATGACGTCTAAACAAGAATAACCCTTTTCATAAATTTGTGTAGATAAATCTACTAAATTAGAAATATTATTCATATTTTTATTTGTAGTAATGAGAGATTCAATCCATTCTATTTTTTCCTTTTTCGTATTTTGAATATCATATACTTTTTCTAAATTATATTGATGTAGATTCAAAATCTTGTTCGTTTCTTGGTATCTATATTCTGGAACATAAATTTCGCAAAAACGAGATAAAATAGGATTCAATAATTTATTTTTGTTCTCCACAATAATAAAAAAACGTGTATTATGACTAAATAATTCAATACAACGTCTGAGTGCAGATTGTGCGTCTATAGTCAAATAATCAGCATTCAATAAAATGATTGTTTTGAATAGGACTCCGTCATTCTCCTTTTCATTATTGATTTGTCGAATATTTGTTTTGGCGAAAAATTTCAATTCCTCGCGAATAAATTTGATTCCTTTTCCGTGTGCACAATTCACAAACATTACATTGGTTTTGATTTTATCTTTATCATTTTTATAAATTTTGTTGATAAAATCATACACAATTGATCGTTTTCCTGTTCCCGATGAACCGTGAAAGATAATATGGGGGATTTTATTGGATTTGTAAAAAAAATCCAATTTTTCCTGAATATTTTTATGGACGGATATCATTTTTAAGATAATATAAATTCAAATTTTTATATTATCATTTTTACTCATTGTTTTTTACTCATTGTTTTTTACTCATTATTTTTTAAGTCGTATAAAATAATCCCATATCTTCTGCTATTTCTATATCTTTAGTAGACAATTGGTATCGTGACTTTGTTTTCAATGATAATACCCTTTGTTTTTTTTCTGTATACATTTCTTTCAATTCTCTTTTGAATATTGGTGGTGTCGGAGATACTTTCATTTGGTAAATTGCAAATTCGGTGATATCAAATAGTATTTTTATATTATAATTATTAGGAAAGGCATTTCTTACATCTTGTAGTAATACACGTTCATCGTTTCCATTCCAAAATTCACAGCGATTTGGGATATATTTTACATTTGGATATTTTGGTTTCAGAGAATATATCATTTTATCTATTATAAAATATTTCAAAGTTGAATACGTATCGGTATCAACCTCGTTATCAAAGTAAGTATTCATTTTATATGATTTATGATTATTCTTATAATTTTCTATTTTTTTACATAATCAATTTTACAACAAATCCCAATTATATGAGTTATTTGTAATTAAATTACCATCTAGTTTACACTGAACAACAAGTATATGAATTACCAGCAACTGGATTACCTACACAGCCTTGACCAGATTGATACACACAAACTCCATCAGTAAAATAATAATTGTTTGTTCCTAGTTGGTTTGCACAATAATTACACATCCAAGCACAACCCGTTCCAGATGATACCGAAAACTGAACACATTGATTACTTGTTCCATAAAAGGTGGTGTTATTGTGTTTACAAACATCCGCCGCTGCACCAATGGTGAGGAATTGAAGGAGAACCGTGAGTAATTTCATAGTATCATAATACTGCATTTCTTGTTTATATTATTTTTATACTTTATATTTTTTGGAAATGTAGAAAAACTAAAAAAAACCTACAACCTTTTTCTTTTTCCATTTTCTTCAGACAAATATTTAGGAGAAATTCGGAGAACCAAAGAAAATTCATACAACCTTTTTCTTTTTCCATTTTCTTCAGACAAATATTTAGGAGAAATTCGGAGAACCAAAGAAAATTCATACAACCTTTTTCTTTTTCCATTTTTGTTGAAATGAATTTTATTTGAAAGAATATTTAGGAAAAATCAGAGAACCAAAGAAATATTCCAACGAAGAATATTTAGGAAAAATCAGGAGAACCAATATAGAAACATATCAATATTATTATATTATATGGAAATGGAGTTTGAATTACCACTCGATAATGGGTTTACTATCTATACTAAATCGAATTGTCCTTACTGCACAAAGGCCAAGCAATTATTACATACTGAAATACCACTACCGAAAATAATAAATTGTGATCATTATTTGCAAACAAAGAGAGAACCATTCTTAGAATTTATCAAAAAACTAGCAAAAAAAGAACATAAGACATTTCCAATTATTTTTAAGAATGGTATATTTCTTGGTGGATATACAGAAACAAAAGAATATATGGAAAAACAGTCCATTCCTTGGGATAATATGGGGTTCTCATAAGGTCGGCGCCGCAGGCGCCGTTTTCACAATATTCATCTGTTTTGTAAATGCATATCGCTCGTGATACATTGTTTTTCGTTTTAAATTGCAACTCAAACAAGCAATAACCACATTGTTTTTATTATGTCCCCATTTATTATTCAATCGGTCTAAACTCCATTGCATAGGTTCTCTTACAAATTCGTATAATATTTTCACATTCTCTTTACAATAAAAACATTTCAATTTACTTTCATATAATAATTCAATGACGGTTCTCGTATCTATAAATAAATCAACGTCAAATAAGTTTTTGTGTATATCTTGGGATCTGTATCCACTTATTTTATTATTTAATTGTTGAATAATAAAATGATTTTTATCATTCTTATTTATCGAATTTTCTCTCGTATATAAACTGTGTAAAAATGCAATCTGGTTCTCATATAATAAATCATTTTCTTCTATTTCCCATTCATTCGTAATAAGACGTTTTGTTTTTACTTTTTCTAATGATATTTTATGTGTATTTTGTGGTTTTTGTAATTGCTGTTGTGAAAAAACAATTGTTTTTGTTTCTAGGTTCTCCATTTTCATATATAAATATATTTAAAAAATGAGATAAACATATAATTATATATACTATATAAAGAATTCTATTGTATAATATGTTTACTCAAAGCACAATCAAAGAAACTACAGCAGTGCCGGAAAAAGCTCCTGAATCAATAAAACAGGGAAAATATCAGAATATTTTGAATTCCCCTCAAAATTCAATAACTGAAATGAATTATAATATTGTGGATAAGGTTCTCGAAAAAGAGAAACAACATAATAAAACGGAAACCTGGAATAAATTAGATAAAATAATGAAAATACAAAAACTGCACGCTTATGCGGAGAAATATGGAAAAGAACATAGTCTACCGGTAAAAGATATTAAAAGTTTGAAAATGTTTTTTACAGATTGTTTGGATAAATCGAAATTACAAAAAACAAAGGACGTTCTATATGATAAAGAATCAAAAGAAATAACCAATATTCCAGCACTTTTCCATAATACATTGAATCATAATTTTACATTGAAAATTACGGATGCAAAACGTGTGTCTACTTTGAAATCGCTTACTCCAAAACGTATTTCCGAAAAAAATAAGGAAGCGGTAGATGCAGTCGCAGATGCCTAATGCATATAGACATAAAATTGATAATATAATACAGTTCAATGAATATAAAAATAACCAAAGAATATATTATATAACGTAAAGAATATGGAAGATTTTCAATCAATAATTGATCTTTTACAGACAAAGGATGTTCTAGATTTTGATTGTTTTGAAATAGACACACCAGAAATACCAGAAATACCAGAAAAAGAGGCGAATTTATCCACCGAAGAATTCAATGATATAGAGAATACAGTTCTTGAATTGATGACAGAATATGTACATAATGAAAGTATTCATTATTCAAATCCAGAGTTTCACGAAACTATGATAAATGATATTGTCCATATTTTATACGAAGATTATAAGGATTCTGGTATATTTGACGATGAAAATGAAATTGAAAATATCGTAAAAACAGCCTCCTCTCTCTTTTTCGAAATAAATGATATTCCCAGGCGATCACAATTTTATGTTCTACCGGATGTTTCTTCCGAAAAATGGGAAAATGAGCAAAATGTGGTTTCCAACCAAAACAATCGAAACAATCAAACTCTGGATAATCAAATACAACTATTGAAATCTCAACTGCAGCCAGATCAGAGAACAAAAGAATGGTATGAATATCGATACAATTTAATCACGGCCAGTTCTATTTGGAAAATTTTCAGTAGTGATGCGCAACAAAACAGTCTTATCTATGAAAAATGTAGACCATTTGATATGCAACATTCAGCAAATTATGGTTCTCATAATACGGAGAATTCACTTCATTGGGGGATCAAATATGAACCCTTGACGATTATGGTATACGAAAAAGAAAATAATACAAAAGTAGGTGAATTTGGTTGTATTCAACATAAAAAATACCCATTTTTAGGTGCTTCTCCAGATGGTATAAACGTCAACCCAGATTCTGAGAAATTCGGGATTATGGTGGAAGTAAAAAATATTGTAAATCGCGAGATTACAGGTATTCCAAGTGAAGCATATTGGATTCAAATGCAAATTCAGATGGAGACGTGTGATTTACCCGAATGCGATTTTATTGAAACGCGTTTCAAAGAATATGAGAATGAGGAGCAATTTTACGGCGACTCATCAAGAAAATACAAAGGCGTCATTTTATATTTTCTGAAGAAAAAAACAAATGATTTTCATTATGAATATATGCCATTAGATATTGAACTGACAAAAGAAAAAATAGAAGAATGGGTATTAGAAAAACGCGCTGAATTAAAAGATAATTGCAATCTTTATAAAACACAATATTGGTATATGGATCAATATTCGTGTGTTTTAGTCGAACGAAACCGTTTTTGGTTTGAATCGGCGATTCCAAAAATCGAGAATTTCTGGAGAACGATTGAGAAAGAGAGGGTGTCTGGATATGAACATCGTGCACCCAAGAAAAGAGCAAATTCATTTGATACAGAAAATCTTAAGAATGTATGTATTGTAAAATTGGAAGAGTTTTCTGTTTAGAAAATTTTCCGTTTGAAAAAAGTTGTATATAGTTTTTTATTAAAGAAAAAATCTATATAAAAATATCTCAATATTAATAATTAACAGCTATAGTAAAAAATGTCCATCTCCACATCAAACGAAAACAAAGATGAAATGTATGTTACCAAAAGAAACGGTAAATCAGAAATCGTTTCTTTTGATAAAATATTAAACAGAATAAAAAAATTAGGAGAAGAAGTAGGAATCAAAATCAATTATACATCCTTAACAATGAAAATTATTGACCAACTCTATGATAAGATATCCACCGCAAAAATTGACGAATTAACCTCGGAACAATGCGCTATAATGGCTTCCATTCATCCAGATTATAATGTATTGGCTGGTAGAATTGTCGTATCGAATCATCAGAAAAATACCAAGGATTCTTTCTCTGAAACAATGCGGCTTCTATATAATTTCAAAGATAAAAATGGCAAACAATCGCCCTTGGTCAGCGAAGAATTGTTCAATGTAGTTAGGAAAAATTCCGCTTTTTTTAATAAACTGTGTGATTACTCGCGCGATTATTTGATTGATTATTTTGGGTTCAAAACCTTAGAACGCGCGTATTTGATGAAAATCAATAACAAAACAGTCGAACGATCACAACATATGTGGCTACGTGTATCGATTGGTCTTCACGGCGATAATCTAGAAAAAATAAAAGACACATATGATGCAATGTCATTGAAATATTTTACTCATGCTACGCCAACTTTGTTCAATTCTGGAACGCCGCACCCACAGTTGAGTTCCTGCTTCCTTTTGGCAATGGAAAATGACAGCATTTCCGGGATATATAATACATTGAAAGATTGCGCAATGATATCGAAATGGGCAGGAGGTATTGGTCTTCATATTCATAATATCCGGGCATCAGGAAGTCATATTCGTGGGACAAACGGTCAATCCAATGGTATCGTGCCGATGTTGAAAGTCTTTAATAATACAGCAAAATATGTTGATCAAGGAGGCGGCCGTCGAAATGGAAGTTTTGCGATTTATTTGGAACCCTGGCACGCGGATATTGAATTGTTTCTCCAAATGCGTAAAAATCACGGAGACGAAGAATTAAAAGCCCGCGATCTTTTTTATGCTATATGGATGTGTGATTTGCTTATGAAACGTATTAAAGCCGGCGAAAAATGGACTCTTATGTGTCCCGACGAATGTCCTGGATTATCGGATGTTTATGGCGACGAATTCGAAGCACTCTATACAAAATATGAGTCCGAAGGAAAAGGCAGAAAATCGGTGAACGCCCGCGAATTATGGTTTCAAATTTTGGATGCTCAAATGGAAACTGGCACTCCTTATTTGGTTTATAAAGATGCAACCAATAAAAAATCCAATCAGAAAAATATCGGTATTATCAAATCCAGTAATCTATGTTCCGAAATTACACTCTATTCTGATTCCAAAGAAACCGCAGTATGTAATTTGGCGAGTATTGCTCTTCCCAGTTTTATTGATAAAAGCGACCCCGAATCCCCGAAATTCGATTATGAAAAACTCCATCAAATGACGCGTCTTATTACTTATAATTTGAATCAAGTCATTGATCGTAATTATTATCCTACGGAAAAAACCAGAGTCAGTAATATGCGACATCGACCTATTGGTATTGGAATCCAAGGATTGGCTGATACTTTTATTCAACTCGATATTGCCTTTCATAGCGAGGAAGCCAAACAATTGAACAAGAATATTTTTGAGACGATTTATCACGCGGCTTTGGAAGAATCCGTGGAATTGGCCGTCCGAGATGGACCTTATGAAACATTCCAAGGGTCTCCCGCAAGTCAAGGTATTCTCCAATTTGATTTATGGGATGTAGACCCTGGACAAGAACGATATGATTGGAATAAACTCAAACAAGAGGTCAAAGAGAAGGGTCTTCGTAATTCGATGCTTTTGTCGCCAATGCCTACTGCATCTACCTCGCAAATTCTGGGGTTTAATGAATGTATTGAACCCATTACAAGTAATATTTATAGTAGACGAACCATTGCCGGCGAATTCATTGTAGCCAATAAATATCTGATGAATGATCTTATTAAATTGGATTTATGGAATGAAAAAATAAAAAACAATATCATTGCCAACCACGGCAGTATTCAACATATTGATATTATTCCGCAAAATATAAAAGATAAATATAAGACAGTATGGGAAATACCGATGAAACATTTGATTGATATGGCAGCAGAACGAGGAGCGTTTGTTTGTCAAAGTCAGAGTTTGAATTTATGGTTGGAAGATCCGAATTATAATAATTTAACATCGATGCATTTTTATGCTTGGAATAAGGGTCTTAAAACGGGTATTTATTATTTACGCAGAAGAGGAAGACATCAGGCACAGCAATTCACTATTGAACCAGAAAAGAGGGAAACTACAGGAGAAATACAACAAGAAGATGAGATATGCGAGGCGTGTAGTGCATAATGAAAGAAAAAATCTTTATACATATAAATGAATGGGTTTGATATTTTCGTTTTTCTAATAATAGCAATCAAGGTTTTTTTTATTATTCTTTCCATAATACATATTTATTTGAAAGAAACGGGAAAAGTTGATTCAACATTGGATGAAAAAATAGAATACTGGAAAAAAAGAACAGAATTTGTATTTATATTTTTAATGTCTGTTCTTTTGATTTATTTATTCAATCCTAGAAATTCAAAAATAAATCTCATCAATACGGAAACACAATTACTCCTATATTTATTCGGGTTTATTCTCATCATTACAGCAGATTGGAGTAATTTCATTCATCAATCAAAATGGTTTTCCAATTTTCAGGAAATTTTAGGAAAAGTTTAGGTAATTGTTATAGATAATAATTTTTCGAATTGTCTTGATGGAATAATAATTTCAAAACGTCTTTTCAGAAAACAACGAAGACATACGAGAACATCAATCAAAGAATTATGTAAATTTTCGGGAGTTTCATTGAATAATTTTTGATATAATTCGACCAATTTGGGATATTTCTTTTTCTTGGAATTTTGAAAATAAATGGAGCAAAATTCAATATTGGTTTTCATAGTGCAATAAGTATCAATATTAAATATACTAGAATATTTATCATTGAATAAAAGCATCATATAAAAGTATTTGTTGATCATTCTATGAGTATTTCGTTGGATTTCAATCTGAATCATTTGTTTATCAAATTCTAGATTATGAGCTACTACACAATCACAAGTCATATAACAATTATAAAATTCAAAAAGAGCGTCTAAAATATCTACTCCTCTTGTATTACATATATGGCGAGTGATTCCAGTAAGATCTGTAATAAATGGATCAATTATTACTGAATCGGCAACGTTTATATAATAATTATACGATTTTTCGATTTGTTTTCTATGCACGTTATAGACGACAAAACTCACTTGTAGAATATAAGGCTTACTATCTTTTTTGATTAAACCATTGGTTTCAACGTCAAATACCATTATTCGATTATATCGATTCAAAACTGTTATAGGTAGCTTCGCTTCAACCAACGGTAGCTTCGCTTCAACCAACGGTAGCTTCGCTTCAACCAACGGTAGCTTCGCTTCAACCAACGGTAGCTTCGCTTCAACCAACGGTAGCTTCGCTTCAACC